CAAGAACGAGCTGCAGTAGCTAGTCAAGCAGCAGGAACAAAGCAAGCTATTACTGCAGGACTGTCTGGTCCAGCAGCAATAGCGGCTAAAATGAATGTAGATGCTAATGCAAGAAAAAGTCAAGGTGAAATAAGCTTAGCAGAGTCTACAGCAAATACGAATAGAAGCGGGCAAGAAAAAGGAATAAATGCTCAAAATGAAAGAAACAATGCTGCTGCTGCTAATCGTGTAGGAGAAGTTAATGCTATGGCCAGTAATAGAGCTAAATACTTTAATGAAAATTCAGACCGAGTTAAGAATGAGCAAATAGTTAACGCTGTTCAAAACAGGAGAACTCAAAAATTAGATTTTGATCAAGATATTTTTGACGCACAATCAGCTCAAGTAGATGGAGAATTTGACAGAGCGTTAGATACGTCTTTTGCAAACAATAGTAATACAGCTGGATACGCAAGAGGGGCTGGACGTAATAAACCTGTTAAGTCTACTAATCCTGGAGCAAAACAAGCTTTAAAAAATCAAAGTCCTGAAGACGAGAGTCTTACTCGAAAAGAAAAACGACAAAGAAAGATAGATGCTGAACTTGCTGAAAACCCTTCAGTTGCACGTAAAGGAATGAAAAAGTCGTATATTCGTAAACGTGGGAAAGTTACCCGAAAAAGAAAAACTAAAAAGTAATGGAAAAGCCGCATCAATATGGAGCCTCTGGTTCTTCTGCATATGGAGCCCCTAAGTTTAAACAAGTAGGAGATGTTAGACGTGAAAGATATGTAAATAATTTTATGACTACTCAGGCTATGGATGAGCAACAAGCTTCTGTAATAGCTGCCCCATTTGATTTAGATAAACAATACCGTCAAAATTTGCTTCAAACCACTGACGCACAAATTAAAGACTTTGGGGAAAGAGGTGACTTTGAGAATATGACCGTAGACATCTATAGAGCATCTACAGATTTTAATAAAAAGAAAGCTCCTTTAGCAAAAAATTTATCTGAGTACACGGCGTACCAAGAAGGGTTAGAGAAATTATATAGTGATGGTGATATAGACAGTGAGGACAAAGATGGCACTATGCTTCTTTCTCGTCAAGGATACCAAGGACTTTCTTTTGATGAGTCTGGGCAAGCTAATTATTTTAGAGGAGTAGAAGCTGTTCATAACCCAGGTATTGATGCTTTGCTTGAGGAAGCAATTGGGAATATTGAGAAAGAAGAATATGATTATCAGCGTTCTAATGAAGGCAATCAGTTAGGGGCAGGAGAAGATGGAGCATTTACTGTTAAACAAAAATCTTCAGTTTCTCAACATCAATCAGGAAGAAGCCCAGAAAGAGTAGCCGCTGTATTTGATAATGTAATGCGTAAGCCTGAAGTTATGGCTTACTTAAACAGAAAGTCTGAAATTCATGCTGCTCAAATGCAAGGTAAAGAAGGAGAGTATTTATCTGAAACATCAAAGAATGTTGATGAAGCGTTAGTAGGATTAGATGCTGCTATAGCAGAAGAAACAGATTCAGACAAAGCAGCAATGCTTGAAGCTCAGAGAGGACAGCTAGAAAAAATGAAAGCTGAAATTGCTGAAGCAATGGAAGACCCAGAAGAAGCATCTAAACTTATGCAAGAGTTAGATAAAAATCACAGAATTCAAGAGTACAAAGATCAATATCTAACATCTTACGGTCTTATGAATACTACTGTAGATAAGCAAAGTACTTCTACTATTCTAGGCTATGATAAAGTGTGGTTACAGAATGAGAAATTACGTAAAAAGTTTGAACAACAATTTCAACTTCAGACTCCTGCTATAACTATTTCTAACGAGACAATGACTTATACAGATCCTATGGGAGGAACGTATGAAACAGCTGATGCTTCTATAAAAAGTGTAGACGCTTCTATGATGGATATGCGTGAGAAACTAGACGGAACAGACATTTCTGCAGGTACTCGTAAAATGTACGAAAGTCAATATAATAATTTTGCTGCGTTGCGAGCTTCATACCTTGAAAGGTTTACTCAAGATTTTGAAGAGCAATCTCCTGAAATGTTAGATAATCCAGAGTATTTACGATTAAAAAATAATGTAAAAAATGCAGAAAGCAGAGGAATAGAAAACGCTGGAAGTGAAGATGGTTTTGGTGGTGCTTTTGCAGGTGGGGTAGAGTCAGCTGGACCGGGAGCAGGCATTATGTCTACTGTAGGTCTTGGAATTAGGGCTGGAGTGCACTCATGGTTTAGTGATGACCCAGCTAGCCACACTGGAGCAAGTTTGAAATCTCCTGAACAACAAATGTTAGAATTTATGGAAGGTAATGGTCTTAGAAGCGATGCTTTTGATACTTCTACCGGAGGGTCTGTTGATTATGCCCCAACTGTAACTATGGATCGTATGCCGGGTCTTGATCAAAAGAAACAAGCAGCATTTAGAAATGGGTTAAATGGTCTCTTTACAGGAGGTATGTCAGGTGCTTCAGATTTAATGGTGTATGCGCCTAAAGAAGACGGAGGAATGCAAACTATTACAAATAGCACTGCAGATATGGTTACTATAAACGATATTAGAGATAACGATCAACTTCCTGCTGATGCCTCAATGACATCTTACGGTGTTATAGCTGTTAATCCTATGGGGGCAGCTCCTATGATTAAAGTAAATTGGACATCTAAAGAAGATGGTTCAACAGGATCACTTTATGTTCCTATACAACAAGGAAGCATAATGAGTTTAGGAGACGGAGGAGTAGCACAATATTTAGATAGTTCGTATATTTCGTTTATGACTTCTATTGAAGGAGGACAGTGGAATAAAAAGAATACAGCAACTATTCCTTATCATACAGAAAAACTAGATGAAACAACTGGGCTTTATGTAGATGCCCCAGAAGGAAAAGGCTCAATACAAGTTAGGTATGAAAGAAATGAGGATGGCAGTGTAAAGAGAAAAATGGCTAGATTTGTAAGTGACAGCGGAGTTAAAGGCGATGTAGAATATGATGTTACATCTTCAGATTTTGAGAGTATATTAATGAATGGAGATGGGGGAAGTAGAATAGTACCAGACACAAATTATTAGATAAGAATGGAAAATGAATCGTTAACACCTGAGGTATCTGCTATACCCGGAATTGATGCTCCTAAAGAACCTGTAAAGGCTCCTAAAGAAAATAAATCCACATCTAAAATTCCTGGAATGGCTCCTGTAAAGCCTCCTGTAAGTAAAATTCCTGGATTAGAATATACAGCTCCTTCTAGTTATAATCAAAAAGCATTTAAAGGACCTTCTTATATTGCAGGAATTGCTGATCATCATTCTAAAAATGATATGCATGGTAGAAATAGCTATGCTGCGTACGGAGTAACATTAAATCCTTATGCTGATTGGGATGAAGCTAGAGCACAAAGACAAAGCACAACTGAAAAATGGGTACGAGGTCTAGGTAAAGCCGCTATAACTACTGTTGGAGCTGTAGCTGAGAACACTGTAGGATTACTTGCTGGTGTAGGAGAAGCATTATATCATCAAGATGTAACTAAGTTATATGACAATCACGTTGGTAGATTTATTGATTCTACTAATGAATATGCACGAGAGGTTGCCCCAAATTTTTATACTAAAGATGAAAGAGAGCACACTAGAGTATTTAGTGCCAACTTTTGGGCTGACAAAGCAGCTAATGGTTTTGGGTATTCTTTAGGTTCTATTCTTAGTGTAGCCGCAACAGGTGGTATGGGTACATTATCACTTGGGGCAAGAGCAGTCCAAGTAGGTGCAAGAGGATTAAAAGCTACTGCAGCAGTAGCAAAAGGTGTAAAAGCTGCAACAGCTGTTACAAAAGGAATAGGAACTGCTGCAAAAGCAACAACTGCCGGGTCTAAAGCTGCTAACATTTATAATGGTACAAAGAAGATACTTACAGGTATGGATTCTTTTAAAGCTATTAAAGGAACAGGTGGAGCACTTAGACAGGCTGCACAAAGAGCTAAAGTAATTGCTCAGCAGGGGGAGTTAGGTTTAATGATGTCCTGGGCAGAGTCTTCTGTTGAAGCAAGAGAATCTTTACGAAGTATAGAAAAAACTGAATTAGAGTTTGAAGCGCAAGAAGAAAGCAAGAAACTTGGGAAAGAAGTATCTGTAGAAAATCTTAGTGATGAGGGAAAAGCTAAAGCTTTAGATCGAGCTTCTTATGCAGCTAATGTTGTGTTTGGGACAAACTTAGCGGTACTCTCTTTTACTAATATGATAACCTTAAAGGGTGTACTTAGTCCTAAGTATATGCCAAAGGCAAAGTCATATAGGAATGTTTCAAAGGAAGCTAAGTCAGGTAAGTGGGTAGATAAGTTTTCAGATTCCCCAAAGTGGAAAAAGTTAGCTATCAATGCAACTCAGAAATTAATTAAACCAGGAATATCTGAAGCTGCTCAAGAGGGAACTCAGTACGCTACTCAAATTGCTGGAGAAGATTTAGCTGCTAACAAAAGAAACGGAGAAAGCAATACTATTAAAGATTGGTCAGAAGCTGTGGTTCATGGCTTTGGGGAAACGTACGGCAGTAAAGATGGTAGAGAGTCTATGCTTTTGGGAGCTATTATTGGTATAGCTACTGGAGGACTTGGGTCTATTAAAAATGGGAAAGCAGAACGTGAAACTTTAGACAAAAATACTCAGGAGATTTTGAGAATGAAGAACAATTCTCATATTAAAAATGCTCAGAATAAAGCTGTTGGTGCCCGACAAGCAGAAAAAGCAATGGAGGACATGCAAACTGCTTTAACATTACCTGAAAGAGACGCTCAAGGTAAGTTTACTGGTAAAGTAGGAGATCATAAAAAATACAGAGATGCACATGCAAGGTTAATTCAATCTCAAGCTTTAATGCATATTGAGTTAGGTAGTATTGATATGTATCGTCAACGTATAGCTGACACTAGAGAGATGTCAGATGAGTCATTTAAAGAAGAGTTTGGTATTGAGGATGGGGTAATATTTGATAAGAATAAAATTGTAGATTCTGCTCTTAAAAATATTGACAATTTTGTTGATATACACAATAGAGTAGAAGCTAGATTCCCAACCCCTAGAAAAACAGGGGGGGTGCTTAAATCTTTAATGTCCAAAGAGGCAATAGAAGAAGAGAACGCAAGAATTGATTCTCATCAGTACTATAAAAAAGCGGTGTATAATAACATGGCAATTTTAGAAGATGTAGATAAACGTATAGAATCTCTTAGAAGTGATGTAAACGAAGGACTAAGTTCAGCAGGATTTTCTAAAAAAGATTTTCTTTTAACTGAAGAATCTACTAAAGGAGTTCAAGAAAAAATTGAAAAAGCTGAAGAAGAATTACAAAGATTAAAAATTACTGATCCAGAAAAAGCTGAAATATTAGAGACAGCTTTACAAGATCTTGTAAGTTTAGCTGGTGATAGAGCTCAAGCAGCAGATGCATTAAATAATTTGTTTAAAGCTCCTGAAGAAAGGAACTTGTATATTCAAAAAATGAAGGCTAATGAATTAGCCGCTGCTCAAAAAATTACAGATCAAGAAGCTAAAGATGCTATTGATAACTCTGTAGGTATCAAAGATCTTGAAGAGATAATAAAATCTCATCCTAATGCTTCTAAAGAACAGCAAGATTCTATGCGGCATCTTTTACGTGAAAGACAAGATCAAGCTTTTAAAATTAAAGAAGAGGCTGATACAAAAAGTGTAGCAGAACTTCAAGAACAATTAAATAATTCTACTAATGAGTTAGAAAAAGAAATTCTTGCAAAAGAAATTGAAGTTAGAACTCAAGCAAATGAGTTAGAGCCTAAGATTGTTAAGCCTTCTCCGGAAGAAGAATCTGATATCCCTAACAGAGGAGAGCCAGCTAATAACACAGATATAGTAATAACAGATAAGGAAATTTTTGATGAGATAAGAAGACGTCAAATAGAAGAAGACAGAGAGTTTGATGTTACTACTAACGAAGAAAGAGAACAAGTAAGAAAAGATTTAGAGGCTGAACAATTTTTTGAAAATACTAAAAAGAAAGGAGTAATCTCAAATGAGCCAGAATCTGCAATAACTGTATCAGGTATAGAAGGAACCTTAAAAGGAGTTTCGTTTCAATATGAGCTTATACAACTAGATGCAAACGGTAATCGTTTATCTAAGTTTGAAAGAGGTACACCTTATAAATTAATATTAGATAAAAATGGGTTACCTATAGCTAATGAAGAGTTTACTAAACGTTTCCCTGGACTTCCTCCTGTTAACTTTAAGCATAAGCATAAAAACTCTAAAGTTGATGTAGAAGTTACGTATGAGTTAATAGAGTATGATGAAACAGATTCTAATCCTAAATTAGCTCAGATAGCTATTAAGCACGAAGGTGAGATTATTGGGTACATAGCATCTAATCAGTATGGGGATAACTCAGCAAGAGAACAACTTTATGAGAAGTTAATAAATGGGGAAAACGTTGTAGGTAAAGTAGCTAAAATGAGCGGGGCAGTTGGGGCAGGTATAAGTAATTACAATAATACTGTTACCCTGCAAGAAGATGGTACATATAAGCCTGTATTTAGGACTGTTATAAAGATGTTTGAGGGGGCTGAGGATCAACCAGCTATAATGCTTGTAGTAAAGACCGGATCTGTTTGGGACACAAAGGAAGGAGTGCAATTTCCTGAAGGAATGTCTGAAGAAGATATACAGGGGATTACAAACTTATTACAACGAGGAGAAAATATTTCTAATCTAGGTCAGCTATTTACTATTGTTAAAGACCCAGAAGGTAATTACCGTTTAGCTAAACTTAGTACTTCTAATCTTATTAAAGCAGACCAGGTAACTGCTTTAAACTTGTTGCTTCAAAATACTAAGGAAGCTGCATCTGAGTTAAAAGAATTAGCCGGTATAGGTGATTACGCTGCAGGTAAAAAACTTTTTATTGAGGATGACCTCAAAGATGGTAATGTAGTTATAAATATAGATTTAGGAAACGGAGTAATAGGACAGTTTACTGCTAACAATCTTGCAGAAGGCCTTGAAAAAGGCATGGCAAACATACCTGTTACTCTTGGTCAATATTCTGCAGAGGCAGATGTTAACACTAATTCAACAAGACAAGTATTTAAAGCACAAACTTTTCCAGTTGAGACCCAAGAGCAAGTTAAGAAAATATTAGAAGGAGATTTTAAAGGGTATTTAGAAAAAACAATAGCTGGATTAAAGTATCAAATTGATGCTGCACGTATGAATACTCCAGGATATCTTGAAGAGTTAAGCCAGCCTTTAGAAGAAGGAGGTCCGTCGAAGCTTCAGTCTGATATGATTTATTTAGAAGGTAGCTTTTTTAGTGCTATTGGTATAAACACATTAGTAGAGACAAATACTGAGGATGTAATAAATAATATTATTGTTCCTAAGCCAGTCATAGATCCTAATATTGAGGACCCTTTACCCCCACCTAGCCCAAATAATAAAAAAATAAAAGTAGATCCTCGTCGTAGAAGGAAAACAACAGAAGATACTACATCTGAAGAAGATCCTAAAATACAAGCTGCTGTAGAAAAAGTAGACAGGCTTTGGGAGGAATTGCAAAAAGCAGAAGAAGGAAACGATGCTGCGGTTCTTAACGCTGCTCAAAAAGCATATCACCAAGCTGTTGAAGAACATAAAGCACTTACACCAGAACTACCTCCTTTTAGGAGAAAGCCTTCAGATTCGTCTGTTAAAAAAATTAATACTCGAAGAGCTAAAAGATGGTTAGAAGCAAGATTTGGTAAAGATTCTGCATTTATATTTAATACGTTATCTCAAATTGGGGATGACACAGTTCATGGATATGTCCAAAACGGGGCAGCTTATCTATACTCCTTAGCAGAAGTTGGTACAGAATATCATGAGGGGTTCCACATGTTTTTCCGTACAGCTTTAAATGATGCACAAAGAAAAGAGCTTTTTGCAGATGCAGTAAAAACATATGGCAAGCCTACTTTAGCAGAAGTAAGTGCTATGAAAAAAGCATATCCTTCTTTGTCTGCAACAGAAGCAAGAGAGTTAGTTCTTGAAGAAAAATTAGCTGAAGGATTTAGAGAGTATACCTTAGTTCAAGAAAATATTTCTACCCCAAGCAGAATTGCTAAGTTCTTTAGCGACTTGTGGAATCTTATTAAAGCTATGGTTGGGAGCCCATTAAGTGTTAATCAAGCATTTAGTTTATTAGAGTCAAACTCTATACCTACAAAGTTCTTTAGAAAAGCAACAAGTTTGAGGCCTTCTGAGCAAGCATTTAGAATGGTGGACTCATTTAAGTATGATCTAAATCTTTACAATGAAATTATAGATTCAGTTTCTACAAAAGCTATTGTAGCTATTGATGCTATTGCAGATAAAAAAGATTTTAATGGTGTTCTTCCAGATGATCTTTTTGGAGTAGAAGGTAAGACAGGTTCTAAACTTGCAGATTATTATTTTCGTAATTCTTTTTCTACAGAAGAAGAAGGGCCTATATCAGATGAACAGTTCCAAGGAATTAAAACTTTCTTAGAAGAAGATACTACTGATAACTCTGATGCTTTTAATGAGTATATAACAAAAGAAAATATTTGGGGAACTCCTCATAAAGGTAAAGTAGGAGATCAATTTATTTTACCAAGGCAGGTTAGAGGCAGTGCTCTTCATGGAGAGAACATGCGTTCAATTTATTCTTCGTGGTTTTCAGAAAAAGATGATACGGGCTTTGTTATTAAAGGAGGAGTTAGAGAAGAGACTATGAGGAGAATGAAAGATTACGGATACACTGTAAAGCTTTCTTCGGAAATGGAGGTAGTAGAAATAGATCTTGTCACTAATGAAGAAATTTTAGAAAAAGTTCATTCTTTAACGTCTTTAGAAAACAACCCATTTAAAAAAATATCACAGAAGTCTAAAAGACTTTTATCTAGAATTCCTGCAGACGAGTCTAAGCGAAGAGGAGGTAGCCGCATGGGGTTTAATACTAATATCCCTGTTGCAGATGTGTACAAAATAGTTATTAATGCATCCAAAGATTCTGTTTCGTTTAAAGAGATGCGGAGAAATCTTTTAAAAAATCCAAAAACAAAAGCTATAGCTAGGGTAATTAGTCAGTTTTCTGCTGAGCAGCAAGCGACTATATATCAAATGGCTTTAACTATGAGGAATTTTAATATAGTTCAAACTCAGCTTGATTACCAGGGAGGAACTAAAATTAATATTATTAATCCTAATAGAAATTCTTCTGCTTTAACTGCTAAAGATTCATGGAAAAAGCTTTCAGAGTCTAGTCAAGGTTTATATACTAGAGATGGGGTTAGTCTTTCTATAAACCCTAGAAAGAAAAAGAAAATTAATGATAATCTTCAAGTAGTTCTTGATGGTATAGCCGGGGGTCAAGAGACCGCTCCTGAAGTATTGCAGTCTTTATCAGATTTACTTTGGGATTTAGATATACATATTGGTAAATCTAAAGCTCAGACAAGAGAAAGAGTTACACAGTTTTATACAGATCCTAATATTTTAGCTACACACAGACAAACTGTTGCGGGATTAATTAAATCAGGATTTGGTGGTTTAAATCTGTCTAAAAATATAGAAAAGTATATTCTTGGAAATACTGTACAGAATATTCATACTATAGGTAGTATGGGTAAAGACATGCAGAAAATTGCTGAAATTTTTATACCAGTATTTGAAGAAGAATCTGCAGGATCTTTCCAAACTGCTAGCAATAAAACAATGTACACTGTTAATCAAAAAGATCAACACAGTGACGTAGTAGCTTCAGTTAAAAATGGTACAGCATCTAGAAAGTTTGCAGGTAAAGCAGGTGTAGAAACTCCAAGAACTAAAAGTGTTACATCTAATTTGCTTTTATCTCCCAAGTTTCAAAAAGATTTTCATGAAAATATACTTGATGCAACAAAGCAAGGTTATAATCTTGCTAACGATTATTCTTCTTTATCTGAAGAAAGATCTCTTGCATTAAGAATGCAGCATTGGTTAGGCAGGGGTATGAAAGAAAATGCTCTTATCAGCACAATAACGCACTCAGATAGAGCTAAAATGATGTCTTTTGCTCTTCCTAAGTTTAGTCAGCCAGAGTCTAGAAAATTATACAATATAAAAGAAACTCCTGCAGAACTTTTCCGTAATCAAATGATTGTAGATCTTCATAGAACTTGGAAGGCTACTAAGGATATGACGGAAAATAGAACCGCTCGAGAAGAAGGTAAGAAGGCCCCTAATAAAGAGATAGAGAATTATCATTATGTTATAGATGAGAATGGGGTTAAAGATTATGAACACCCAGGAAGAAGGTCTTTAATATCTCAACTACCTGTTAATCCTTCTGAAACTGTAGATCAAAGATTAGAACTTGCTAGACAGGTTTGGGAAGCAGAGACGCGTAATGTAGAGTTTTCTGAAGATGTAAAGAATCAATTAGATGCTCATTCTGCTCATATAGAGTCTATGATTGACTCGTATGTGAATGAATTAATAGACGAAGTTGTTTTAGAAGATAAAACTTTTGCTAATGAAAACCTTAAGAATCAAGCTATTAAGCAATGGGTTCTTGAAAACTTACCTCAAAAATTTACAGGTGGTCAAACAGATTTACAGCTGTTTAAAAACTTTGTTAAAGATGATATTTTAGGTACTATAGCTATTAACACCTTAATGAAAGGAGGTGTTCAGTTTACTAAGAATGGTATAGATTTTATTAAAAGACAGTCAGGGTCGTCTTCTCCAGGAAGGCATCTGTTTATGCGTGGGGAAGCAATAGGTGAAGAAATGCCTTTGCAGCCGGGAGAAGAAGACAATAGATACGGAATGTTTGAGACGTACAATAAGATAACTCTCAAAAACTTGTCTCCTTATAATACAGCTGTAGCTGAAAAAAACGCACAGTCTATTGGGGATGCATATGCTATGAAGGTTTATAATGATATGGTTCAAGATGCTTCTAGGGAACTAGAAAGTTTAAATTCTGAATCAAGAGCTGCAAAACTAGAAGAATTTTTAGAACGTGCAGCATATCTTGGTAAAGCAAGAGAAAAAGAATACGTAGCTGAAGCTATTAATTCTACCGATGCTCAGTCTATAGTATCTATTCATATGTGGAGAGCTATTGAGATGGGTAAAGGAGAGTGGAGTTTAAAGACAGATGAGCCTCAGTACAAAAAGTATATGGAAGGTGAGCCAGGAAACAGAGTGTGGGGAGGTAGAGCTATTACTATGGTTAAGCCTGTTCACGCAGGATTAGAAGAAATAAATAACGAGCTTGTCCCAGTATTTGATAAAAACTCTTATATTGTTATTACAGATGAATTAGCAGCCAGCACTCCCTTACTTAAGGACTTAGTGGAGCGGATGGAAAAAAGAGGAGCGTATGCTAATGAAATGCAGGAAGTGCATGTAGTGCATACAGAGGATGTAGAGAAAGAAGTTAAGATTGGGAGTCATAATGTAACATATTCTCCTGGGGAGTTTGCAGATTTATCTGTAGTAACTCTTGATGGTAAAAATCTACGTATACCACAAGATATATCTGCATCAGCAAAAGAAAGGCTAATGACTTTAGGTAGACAAGCTAAAGTAAATATGCTTACAAATTTATATAATGATGGTACGTATTATATAAATCCAAGTTTAAAGAATGAATTCCCTATTACAGGAAGAGAGTTAAAATCTCTTTTTCATCAAGCGATCTCTCGTAAGATGGACATTAATTCTAAAGCTGTGTTAAAAGAGTTTGGGGCAGACAAATTATTTAGAGAATTAGAAAAGCTCCCAACTAAGCAAGACCCAAAAGTTATTATTAAAGAACATAATAACATGATGGTTGCTATGCGAAACAAGCTTTATGCAATGTCTGAGGATAAGGGTCTTTCCGAAAATGTTATATCAGGTTTTGAAACTCGTATGACAGAGATTGGGCGAATTGATTTAACGGTTCCTGCATCTTTTCCTACTGTGCAAAGATCTATAGAGCAACTTATTTTTAGTGTATTTAGAAATAAGATAATGCGTCAGAGTATTTCTGGAATGGAGATGGTTCAGTTTGCTGACTTTGGGCCATCTGAAGAAGGAAATGATTTACAATTTTTAAAAGTTGACGATAATAGAATAAAGCATGCTGAAGTAGAACTTCGTGAAGACGTACTTAGATCTTTTGGTATTGATCCGGGTCAATCTCTTGAATCTATTAATGAAGAACTTAGAAGAATTATAGGGTATCGTATACCTCAACAGGGTAAGAACTCTATGCTTATTATGAAGATTGTAAAGGTTCTTCCTGCATCTTATGCAAAATCTATTAGGGTACCAGGGCAGATCACTAAACAGATGGGAGCTGACTTTGATATTGATAAGATGTTTATTATGTTCCCTGAGTTAAATAAGCAAGGAGAAAGAATTAACCCAGATTATGCATCTCTTTTAGATCCTAATAATACATCAGTTCAGCAATTATCTGAAAAAGCAATTAATAATGTTATTTTTGATACATTTGAAGCTATTGCTTCTAGTACTTTACACATAGATGAGATTACAGAACCTCTTGGGACAGTAGAGATTGAGTTAGCTATGGAGGAGCTTGGTATTGAAGTTGATTCTAACGTAGATCTAAATAACCCTAGGACAAAAATTAAAACTGGGGTAGATAATATGGTAGCAAATTCTTTAATTGGGATATATGCTAACGCTGTTTCTGGTAGAAATGTACTTATTGGGGCAGGGCTTAATAATCGAGATCTTATTAGTAAAGCACAAGAGTTTCCATTTATTAAAATAGATGGCAAAACTCTTGACAATGTAGCTACTCGTTCTGAATTTGCTTCGCCATTAACTGGATTATATCCTACTACAGATAGTAATATAGTTCAATTTCTTTCTGCTGCATTAGACGCAGTTAAAAGTCCTATTCACGCAAAGATTAATGACAATGCTCTTACAGCAAACTTGCAAATCTATATGCTTAGTTTAGGAATGTCTCCTACTCAAACAATTGCATTTATGAAAAATCCAGTTGTTTTAGAAGCCGTTGCTGTAGCAAAAGAATCAATAAATCCTTCTTTACAAAAAGCTATAGTTGGGCCTTCAAAAGGTCAAACTGTAACTGAGATGAAGTCTGAAGACTTAATAGCTTGGGCTAAAGGAGAGAAAGAAATGACTCCCGAAGAAAGAAAGTTGATGCAGGATAACTTAAGGTTTTTCCACATGAATTCTATTTCTTTAAAGAATTTGTATGACATGGTTACTCCTTTTAAAGTAGATAAGAAGAGTACAATGCATGCTAACATTGCAATTCTTGATAAATTAAATTTTTATTCTAGTTCTTATGGAACAGGTAGCCAAGAACGACTATGGGGAGGACCTTCTCTTTTAAATAAGTTTATTACTGGAGATGCGTATCCATCTACAAGAGAGTACTACAAGCATATTAGAAAGAATATTCAGGTAGCAGAGCAATTTGGTCTTATAGGTACACAGCCTGCAGTTACAGCTGCTAAACGACACATCTTAACTACTGTAGGTAAAGGATTCTTTAATGAGCAAGAGCATAGAGATATGAATTACTCAATTGCTCATTACATTGCTACAATGCCTGGGTCTCCTATCTTTAATGATGGAGTTGTTTTTGACAAAAATGGGAATGTAACAGAAAGTAATCCAGGTATTATGTCTGAGAGTACTGTGCGTAGAGTTCACCTAGTCCCTGAAGGAAACATTGCTCAAAATCTTGCAACAATTAAAGAGTTGTCAGATTCAGGAAATGTAGCCATTTTAGATCTTATTGATCCGAAAGAAACTAATATTAATGGGAGAGTTGTGCATTCTGTAACGTTTAATGCTAAGCAATCTAAAGAATCGTCGGAAAAAAATAGACTTTCTAGAGAGTGGGAGCTTATGATATATGAGCCCGCACTTCTTTTCCCTTCAGCTTCTCCTGAACAATTAGCTATTGTAAAACGATTTGGTAGAGATCTTTTAACAAACGAGATTATTACTAACGAATTTCGTCCAGGTCCATCTTCTATGTTTGAGTTGATACCTAATAAAATGTTAGACGATTTAGGTATTTCAGAGCATCAATCTAAGATTTTAAATAGCTTAGGGGATGCAACATCTCTTTCTGATTTTACAGATAATTTTAATAGTAGTTATGCACTTAGGACGTACGGAGGTAATACATTGTATCCTAAAGTAAATGGAGATCCTTCCCCAAGTATAATAAAGCAGACATTTCAAAAACATACAGCTATAATTATAGAAGACGCTGCTACTGGTGAAGCTGCAGTATACCGTATATCTACAAAAAGAATGCCTGAAAAAGGTAAGACTTATGAGTGGGTAAAAGTTGTCCCTAAAGGATTTAAAGGATACAGTGAGTTAAATGTTAGAGATGACCGTGGAGCAGATCCATTAGGTAGATCTAAAGGGTTTCTTGCTTTGTCAGCTGTGCCTATAACTAATCCTGCAGAAAGTGATTGGACTCAAAAAGTAGACTATTCTGGACAACCTGATGGTGTAGTTGGTGTTGAAACTTCTGAAATTAAGAGTGAATGGAATGCTCCTGGACCTACGTTATCTGCTATAGCTAATAAGACAGATTCTACTCAACAACCTAGTGAGGTTAAAACATTTGATTCACTTGGTAGTGAGCTTGAGTTATTTGGAAATGAAATACAATATAAAGTTAATGGTTCATTATATGAAGACTATGATACAGCAGAAGAAGCAGCAGAAGCTTTCAAAGCTTTATCTAAACCAACACAACAAAGTAGTAAGAAGACCTTAAATAAAGAAGAATTTGAAGAGGCGTCAAGAGCTGCAATGGAAGAGGAAACATTTTCTTCTTTACCTATTGCTGAACAAGTGGAAGCACAGCAAAAAATTGTTGACGCTATTCGAAGAGAGTTAGATAATGCTGAACAGGGTTTTGATGACTTTAGCAGCATGCTTGCTGAGCAGCTTACAGAATCTTATAATCAAGCTGTTGAGAAGCTTGCAAAGCTTTCTGCTGAACAAGCAAATAACGAAGGCAGATTATTTTCTAGAGATCTAGGAACAAGTGCTGCAATATCAGAAAGTGCATCTAATTCTACACGTAAGGTAAATAAGTTACGTAGAGTGTTTGCAAACGCAGGCATTATGCTTAACATACAATTTAAGTCTTTACCTAAAGGCACAAAAGGTATGGTGCAGGGTAAAGAAATACTTTTAGATCCATCTCAACTTACTGAGGATACTGTGTATCACGAGTTTGGGCATATTTTGGTTGACATGCTGCCTGCGGATCAGAGGAAGGCGTATGTAGCTATGATAGTGAAAGCCGACCCTGTGTTAGCTGAGATGGTTAGAAAGATGTATCCGGAATTAACTGAAGAGCAGTTAGGAACTGAGATACTTGTTACAGCTATTGGAATGGAGGGAGCAAAGTTAGAGAGACAAAATCCTTCACCTATCCAAAAGATAATCAATAAGATTCTTAGGGCACTTGGTAAGATATTTGGGGTTAGACCTAATGTAGCTGCTGAATTAGCTGAGAAGATGTTTGCTGGGGAGATCAGGGAGCTGTCACTGTCCGGAGTGTTTAATACTAAAGCTCAACAGTCTAGAGACTTGAATGAAGAAATATCAAACTTATCTAGAGATGCTTTAATTGTTCTCGAGTCAGATATAATGAGACTTGAGAGTATGCCTGAATCGGATATGCGTAAAAAAGATGTACGCCGTTTGCGGGAGCTCAAGAAGTCTGCTTTAAGATTAAAAGAAAAGAAAGATACATTATCAGTAATTTTAGAATTACATGAACATGCAATCGTTCGTATAGACAGAGCTACAAGAGTTTACAATGATGTTCGTGTCAAGATGGACAACTCAGAGAATCTTTCTAAAGATGAGAAGCTAGAGCTTTTAAATAATATAAATGAAATTAAAGAAGTATTAGATAGCTTGCATGGTAGTAACAACTCTATCCTTAAAAAGATGGAGAGTGTAATGAATACTATGTCTCTTAGCGAAGAAGTTGGGGGACCTATATCTGTGATGAGATCTTCTTTACGAGACAGCATCTTTGACTTAGACAGGTTGGATCTTAGCTACAGAGATACTGTTATTCCTCTTATTGCGGAAACTCTTTTAACTTACACTAATGGATCAGTAAGTCCAAAGATTCAAGCTCTTATTGATCATGCTATAGCTAATAAGGATATAACCGGTATAAACAGAAAAGATCCTAAGTTTAAAGAACTGCGAGCATCTAAAAAAAATGGTACGTTAACTCAAGAAGATTACAATGAAGAACTTCTTAAGTTAAAAATTGAACAGCTAAAAAATAAAATGCCAGAGGTTCAGAACCTGATTGATGAGATGCGTAATGCACACATTGATAAAAGTGCATTTGCTATGTGGCTAGATCCAATGGTGTATTCTACTGAAGCAAATATTCAGTTATTTTCTCTTGCACTTAAAGATGCTATCTATCAAGGAAACGCAAAAACTATTGAAGATCTACACGAGGCTGAAGAATTCTACCAAAGATTTAAAACTTTTAAAGGAGGAGACTTTAATGTTAACGAATTTAATAAGGATCTTTTAGAAGTTTTAGATAGCAGAGATGGGTCTAAGAAAATACTGTCGTTAGTACAAGAGTACGACGTTAAGGACTTCTACTCTAAAAGATCTGCTATGGAGAATCAGATTAAAGAAGAGACTGGATGGCCTAAAGATGACAAGGGAGGATTTGTTTACAAAGGAAGTCAAGAGTTTAAAGATTGGCAAAAAACAGTTACAGAACTTGAAGACGGTACGAAGAGAATTCTTTACAATGACAAATGGAATCAATACCAAGCAAAGAGAGAGAAGTGGTCGTCTGAAAATACTGTACCTGTAAGAGGGGCTCAAGAAGCTATAGACAAAATTAATGCTCGTATAGATGAAGTAAACAAAGCTATTGCTCTTATAGGTGAATCTACTTTAGCATCTGATAAAGATAAATTATATGCTTTGTATGATGAGTCATCATCATTGGCTGCAGAGAAATCATACTCTTATATATATAACCCTAATACTGGGGGGTACACATTTTCTGGCAGACTTGTTAAACCAAATAAATCGTATAGAAATCCTAAGTGGACAGCAATACAAGATAGTCCAGAGCTTAAAGAGTACTATGAGTATGTAATTAACAAGTATCAAGAGAAGCAAAAGATTACAGGCACAAGAGGTTTAGCGGTTAATGGGTGGGATACGTATTCTTATCAGATGCCTTCAGTTCGTAAAAGCGATATTGAGCGAGCTCAAAAAAATGGATTAGGTAATACTATATCAGAGCAGGTAAAAAGCTTAGCTACTATAAGAGAAGGAGAAGATGTAGAATGGAGCATGAGACTTGATTCTGCAGGAAAGCCTTCTAGAACAGTTCCTCTTTATTACATGAGCTCTATGGATGAGTCTGAAGTTTCTAGAGATGTGCTGTCAAGTGTTTTAACATTTGGGCATATGTCTCACATGTTTAAAGAAAAGTCTAAGATGTCAGGACTTGTATCTGGGATGCTTAATGCTCATGAAACAAGAGAGACTACTACTGTTAGTTCTTGGGGAGGATTTGCTAGAGATCAAGTTGCAGAAAAATTAGGGTTTGAAAATACAAAGTCTTCTAGAATAGATCCTAAAAGTAAAAATTTACGTCACCTACAAGAATTTATAGATGCTAATTTTTACGGTATGCACAACAAACAAAGTTCCCAGGATATATTTGGGCAGACTGTAGATTTAAACAAAATAGCTGGATCCTTAACTACTTTAACAGCTCTGAATAGTTTAGCAGGTAATGCTTTGCAAGCAAGTAACCAGCTTATATTCGATAACATGAATACTCATGAAGAAGCTGTAGCAGGTCAATTCTTTAATAAGTCTGATCATGCATGGGCTGTAGGAACATATGCTTCTGAAGGAGCAGCTATAGGAGACCTTGGAAAGTTTGTAGCAAAATCTAAGTTAGGTCAAGCTATGATGATGTTTGATGCTATGATTGATAATACAGAGTCTTTAGGTAAAGACGCAACTAGCAACAAATCTCGTAAACTTGCCAGCACAAATACTTTATTTGCTTTACAACATGGTCCTGAGCATCAAACTGCAGGTGTAAGAATGCTTTCTATGATGCGTAATATGAAAGGTAAGTTGCAAGATAAAAATGGGAAGGTTCTTTTAAATGAAAAAGGTGAAGAAGCAGATCTGTGGGATATGCTCATCAAAAACAAAAAAGGGGTTTTAACTGTAGACCCTAGAGTAGCTAACTTTAGTACAAGTCAGTTCACTAATAAACTTCATGGTATATCTAAAAGAACTAACCAAATTAAAGGGGCATTTGATTCTCCTATGGCTAAGAGATACCCAGCATTAAAGTTAGCGTTGTTATTTAGGAATTACTTTATACCAGGTTGGAGAAAAAAATGGGGTCACGGTGACGGGTATCATGTTGATCATGAGCTAGGAGATGTTACAAGAGGTTCATATTTATCTTTCTTTGATATGGTTAAAAATTCTTGGACTACTAGAGCAAATCCTTTTGGTGTTTACAAATCTATGAGTTTAGTAGATCAACAAAATGTTAAAAGGACTATGTATGAAATGGGGATGTGGACCACAATGGGGTTCCTAGTTTCAGCTTTAACAGGGATGGCGGATGACGATGATGATGCTACAGCATACGCAGCATCATTTGGTGCTTACCAAGCAAGAAGATTACAGCTTGAGTTAACGTCTTTTATTAATCCTGTAGAATTATTTAAGACTTTTGATTCCCCAACAGCTGCGTCTAATATTATAACAAAATACATAGGTTTATTTAAACATACTATTAGTTTTTCAGCACCAAGTGTGCTAGGCTTTGATGTAGATGATAAAGATTTAAACTACCAAAAAAGAACTGGTCCTAATGAAAAAGGAGACAGTAAGTTTTGGGCTAAGGCTGGTAGAATTGTTCCGTTACTAGAAGGATGGAGATCTACTATGACTCCAGAGGAAAAAATAAAGTGGCTACTCAAGTAAGCAGCAGTATAAAAAAAGGGGACGTTAGTCCCCTTTCTTTTTACAACGTTTTAAGAGCTGGTTTATAATATTCAGCATCGAAACCTTCTGTTTTTAAATCAGGTTTACTATGCAACTCAGTGCCTTCAGCTAATTCAACACCAATCTTTTCCTCTAAAGAATGTTTTAAGTATTTGCTTTTAAACAGTATCTGACCTGTCTGGCCATCTGCTGCAAAATCATGAAAACTTAATATCTTTAACTTCCACATATCGTCTATCTCAGAATATTTCCCATTTACAAAAGACTCGTATGAATCTTGTGCTTCTTTGGGGACATCAAAGATGAACATTACATGATTAGGATCTGGGTCAAATCTTTCTCTAAAGGTTCTAAATGAACACAATGCAGATTCAAATTTAAGAAACAACATATCTCCAGAGTATCTATAAAGAAGAGCTATGCAATTTTTGTGTTCTTCTGTTTGTATAAATGCATTTACAAATAAAGAATCCCACATAAATAGTCTTCTATTTCCCCCAAGAAGTGGGAGAATAAAGATACTACTGTCTGTTAAAGCTGCTGTTATCAAATCATAGCATACAACTTTGTTATCAAATGTTCCTTCTACTATCTTATTTACTTTGTAAGGAGAACTAGGTGTAACCCTTACGGTTTCACCAATAGCAATTTCAAAAGGTCCTGCTTCTCCAGTACATTCAATAGAAACAATCTCATTGTTTTCTTGTGTAGGCTTGCATCCTAAAATGTCTCCTAACAATCGCACAGTTCTCCCATTCTGGGGTATCATTGTAGTTATAGGGACTTTTACCATAGCTCAGTTTGATTAGGGTCTATTTCTTCTAGCTCTAAGGAATGTACTTCTAGCTTCGGGAGAGTTAATCCTGTAGCTTTCTTAATATCTTCCTTTGTACGCAACATGTACACTAGATTAAATGTTTCATAGAATTTATGAATTCCTTCAATCATACCAAACTTTTCGACATACTTTTTTACAGTAAAACTTTCGAAATCTTGAGTTCGACCTTTCAACCAATTGTCTGCTGTCTTTTCTCCAACACCTGGTAACCCAGGAATACCATCTACAGCATCCCCCATAAGAGTTTGCTTCCAAAGAAACCTATTGGCATCTTCATTAGATGTGTGGAGGAATTCGGCAGTTCTATAATTGTAATGCATACCTACACATTGATGTAACACATCTTTATCAGGAGAACAAATAACTGTTTTTCTTTTCTCTATGTGAGAATAGTAACTAACTAAGTCATCTGCTTCTAATTCAGAAATACTAATACAATGATATACTTGACGTAAATGCTGCTCAAGAGCATAAAAGATAATAGGCTTAGGTCTCCCTTTTCTATTATTTTTATAACTCTCAGCAACAGCATATCTAAAACATCTTCCCTTAGTTAAAAATCCTGAGAATTTGTCTGTATTACATTGTTCAAGGATATGATCTATACGTTTGTCAAGACTGTCAATAGCCTCTTCTAACGTAGGTTTACCCATTTCATAGTATATAAGAGAATCAGCATCTATTAAACAGATGCTTTCATTTTTTGGAAATCTAGTTACATCAGACATCAATCGCAATATATTCTGCGGCTGTGTGTGCTTCTTTATTCCAATTTGTGATTAATTCTTCTCTCATTTCTTTCCATTCTTCATCAGTTTTTGCAGCATAGGTTGAACTATGATATATACTACCGTTTACTCCAGACAAACTAGAGTGTACGAAGTACTGCTTACATCTAATAGCTCCGTCTTGATCATCAGGAACAGCTCCGATGTGCATAGGGTCGATAAAGACATTGTGTATCTCACCACTGTACCAAGCGATATACTTAAGACCACCAACGTGTAAACCTTTTACACAAGAAGCCTCATCGTTAGTATTTACTTGAGACCAAGAGTCAAGGTAATGACTACATCCGACACGAATAAAGTGACCTAGTTCAGTACCATTAACACCTTCACAGTGAAATGCATCACCTCTATCTCCCATCATAGCTGGTTCAAAGAGTCTTTCTTCTACAGTATCAGGTATTCCATCAGAATCAATCTCCCCTGTGTTAGGGTTAAACGTACGCTTGTAACGGTCTACTTGTTCACCTGTTTCTGTATCGTATGCATGCATAACTTCTGAGGATACTTTGTAACCGTTAAGTAAACCTTCTTGCGTAATCTTCATCTGGTACATAGTTGCTCTACGTTCAGCAACTTCTTCAGATAACCCATGCTCTTCCATAAGCTCTGTTTTTAACTTAGGGTGCACATACTTCATGTTAACGAAGTTAAAGAACCGATTAGAAAAATCAGTTCCTTTCTTCTCCATAAGAACAGGGTTACGCAACCAACGTGTCCACATCTTAATAAGAGGTGAATAATCTGCTCCTGCATCAATAGATTCATAAATTCTATCTACTAACGCTAAAGGCATCGGAACTACAGAAACTTTATCTCCTTGTTTAAGGAAAAATTCTTTAGTTACAGGGTTAATATAGATAAGACCATTGGCCCCGTCTTCAATAACTTTAGTGTAGTCTACTTGCACTAGATCGTGGCAAGCAGATAAACAGTTATTGTACTCCTCTACAGTTTCCACGCTATTAGCTGTTTCAGCTAATGTTGTTAGTTTACCGTAAAGATCAATGTCCATAGGTACAGAGAATGGTGTATCCCCATATGAACCGACGATGTTATCGTCTATAATACTTACATGTATCATTGGTTATGAATTTATAATTGTGGGTAGCTCAATAGCCAGCTTCCCTTTGGCTTTTAAATAAATAGTTAATTCTCTTGTAAAATCTGAATTGTTTGATTGATAGAAGTTCATATCACTTAAGAATATATCTACTTCATCCACAATCTCATCACGTATTGCTGCGTACTCTGCAACAGTTTCATCAAAGATTTCAGCTCCTGGTATATCTGCTAAGATAAACAATTCCGCTGATTTAGAGGCAATTAGGGCTTCAGAGTTATCATCATTCTGCACTGACGTACAGTATTCTTGAAACTTTTTTAACCTATTAGTTTGCTCTCTGAATTCAGTAAATACATCCTTAAGCTCTAAACTTCGAATGTACGTGTTTTCTCCTTTCTTGTATGCTTCTTCTAAAAATTGTGCTAGATCTTCAAATCTAGGATCAACTTCTTTTAGTTTCCACACCCAATCAGGAGTCTTTCCTGCTATTCTGGAATTCATCCAATTTATTACTTCTTTACTCATAGTATATTTACCTTCATTTGTTAGTTGTAGAAAGAAATCTTTTATTGGGTAACAATTAGGATTCTTCTGAACATACTTGATCTTATTCTCTGCAACTCTTAATAGCTGAGGCGTAGTTATAAAAGACAAATCTTCTTGAAAACCTTTAGTTAGATTTGTTCCAGAATAATGTCTACCTAATATTGCAGGTACTTCATCGTAGTAATACACAGCATTGTCATTAGATCCTCGTGTATCCCCATAACCATCGTAACTACAATTTTGATATACTTCTCGTATTTTAGGAGCTTGGTTCCGCATAATTTCTGCAGCTAACTTCATCCATAACTCATCTTCACGAGTACAATAGTAAGTCACACGATCACTAGTCATTACAGTCTTTAGCTTAGGCTCAACTTTATCCCACGTAAATGTAGAAACTGTTGCATCATCACTTTGACACCAACTACCGTTATTCCTAAGAGAGAAAGCAACTATACGCTTTTCAATCATACGTATTTCAGCAGCAGATAAACCTTCAGTAGCCTGTAACTCAGATACTTCTATCTCTCTATCTTTAAACTCTTCAAGCCATTCATCGTCTGGCTCTACAATTGAGTAGTCTTTAAATAGTTTTGAATCTTTAAGTAGCGGAGTTAACAAGTCTTGATTTGTCTGCATCTTAGCTAGCTGAAGCATATCTGTATCGTTAGACGCAGCTTTTAACGTAAGAGTATCTAGACTCTTAGGAGTAATAAGCGTAAAAGATCTTTTTCCATAATCAGATGAATTACCAATAATAAAATGATCTTTTAAGTTATTTCTACTGTCACCTTCTTCTCTAAAGTATACTTTATCAAAATCAATATCTGACCAGCTTTCTGTAGAATTAGTTTCAATAGACAGCTTACCTCCTTTAACAAGAGCAGTAACTTTACTAATATTAAAAGCTTTAAACAATCCTTTAGGTCCTGCATACTGTAAAGTAGTATCCGAGAACTTAGGTTTCATGTTATTAGTATCAATGATCTTAGAAATCTGACGCAGTGCTGAATTATCTGCATTCATAGAATCAGTCAATACATCTCTGCATGCTTTAATCCATTCTAAGAAATCAGTACTTTGTAGTTGATCTTGCACTAAGTCAACAGCTTCTTCAGCAGCTTTAAGAATAAGGTCTTGAACAAACTTCTTAGTGTGCTCATTCCATATAACTTTCTCACGAGAAGGAGTAACTTCTACACCCTCCTGAAGAACTATCTCTTTACCTGTCTCGTCTTTTAAGACTTGACGCATAGGACACTTAAGACCTACAGAACCCCACAGTTGTTCCATCTCTAGCTCTCTAAAGTCTACATACCCATAGTTAATGCCCGTGGTTGCACCAGGAGCTTTAACGATTACGATATGGGGCCTAGAATACATATAGCTGTCTGCTACAAGCAGAGAGTTAGAGTTGTGTATAACTTCAGATAGGAAATTCCTAGGAGATTCATATCCATCTTCATTGATAACTTTAAGCTTAACGTTGCTTAAATACATAAGCTGCTCTTCAACAGCTTCTTCAAACCTGTTACGGTTATGCTTTTTTACACCAAATGATATTTCTGTGTAGTTAAGCTCGTCTGTATTATGATAGTGAACTTTAGTACCATCAGAGAATGTAATAAACGGATTAAATGCAGGCACATTAAACTTAGTAGTATACGGATAGCAGCTTAATTGAAACTTCTTGCCGTTATGCACAGTAGTAATGTTGTAGAAATCTACACCTGTAGATAAAGCTACCTTAGCACCTAAACCAAACGCACCGAAGTTCTCAGAAGTATTACGCTTAGTTGAGTAACCTAACTCTAGGATACCTTCTAAACGCTTACCTCCAATACCTACGCCGTAATCTTTAACAGTAAACGTATCACAAAATCCTATTCCTTCGTTTTGTTTATACGTAATTTGAACATGACAGTTTTCTTTATCTAAAGATTCTTGATTATAATAACTGGAATCAAAATTAGAATCAGCATATGCTTCTCCTTTTCTTTCTATATAGTACTGATCTATTCTTTTCTCTCCTTTTAATATCTCTAATGCCATCTCCTTCTCCCGTTGTGAATCGCAGGCGTTAGTCACCAGCTCACGTACAGTTGAAGGTATGGGCGTAGAATATTGTGTAGACTGTAAGATGTCAAACACCATCTTCTCAGCACCTTTATTGATTTTCTTAGCAACACCTCCTGTGTTTGTAACGATGTCGTTATCAATAGTTTTTATACTCATGATTTAATTATTTAAAATGAAAAAACCCCAGCTATTAACTGGGGCTTTACGATTAGTATTTAATATTATTTATAAAACAGTAGCTGTTGGAGACATAAGCTCCAATATTTCTGCAACTGTAGTTATATTTTGTCCTTGATTTCTAGGAACAAATAACACAGGTGGGTCTTCTTGTTTCATCATTAGGTCTAAGAACATCTTCCACTTTAATGGAAAACGCTCGTTCGCATACCCTTTGCATTCTATAATCCACTTACCGTGTGGATCTACAAAATCAGGAGTATACGTAATATCTCGAACTTTATGTTTAATCTTATCTTGATAACCTGTCTTACCGTTATCTTCATATCTACTTGCGGGATAATGAAACCCTTCTAATAGTACATACTTATGCTTTTCATAATCACAGGCAATGCCTGCATCTGTAAGCATACGATAACAATGAGCCTCTAGTTTAGAACGGAACTTGATCCCGTCCACTTCTGTCGGCTTCGACTTTATCTTTGAGCCCCTCTTGGCTCGTCCTTTCCACGTTCTTGATGACATTCTGTGCTTCTTTTAAACTGTGATGTTTTACTAAGTCTGATATATCCTTTGACTTATACTTGTCAGGAATACATAGATTTAATAACCCAAACTTACGACAAATTTTCTTAGCCATCGTTTGTCCAGGATTACTGGACTTGTGATAGTCATTGTCGTAAAGTACAGTTACTTTTTCGAAGCGCGTTTGAATTTCCTCAATGGTTTGGTTGCTTGGCATAAGCATTTCTGATTGTAAAGCAATGGATGCATAACCAAGCACTTCCAAGCACATGATATCCTTGAGGGAACTTGTGAGAAATATTTCCCCACCAGTTGTAGGAAGTTGATTATAACCCTGTATGCAGCTACTACCCACGTTAGAACTCCATTTAAAATCCGCTTCAAGCGGACGGTAAATCTTATAACCGCAGTCAAAACGATAACGATAGCTGACACTATTACACGAAAAACGTTCTTCATTTATCCAATAGTAATTAATAGGTAAAACGTCAAATTTACGAAGAATTTTTTTAGTAACACCAAATTGTTCCCAATATTGTTTATCTCTGTAATCCCAAGGTCTGGTTTTTACTGAGATATTAGCTGATTGTTTAGCTACAAATACTGGTTCCGGCATTAGTTTTAACAAAGGTTCTTCACGTAATTTTCCTTCAGACATACCTACACCAAAGGCTAAGTCTATCTGCATAAGAGCCCCATAAAAATCTACATTGTATTTGTGTTGCACATACCCAATACAATCGAATACATGCTCATCATTTCCAAAGTCTTTATATATTAAAGTATCTTTAATAAAAGCAATAGATACTGTAGGAGTTGAGTCTTTTCTCAAGTCACTCTTAAATTTCTTTCCTGCTTTTTCAAACGGGGAACAGAAATGTTTGAATACTTGATAAGGACTTATCTTACTAAATAAAACATCTTTATCTATAAAAATTCTTATTGAACTATCTTGTCTTGACTGTATCATGGTAAATAAAAGGAGGTGCGCTAGATGTCTTAGTAGGGGATTACAAAGTACTGTTATTCCCAAAACCCATACCTCCTATATTATTTAATTACCAGTTGTCTTCTAGACTAAGAGGCTTAGGTGCACTCTCGTTAGAAACAACTACACTAGGAGAATACCTTTGAAGTTCTAAATCTTCATTGTATTCTGCTTTGAATTGACGATAGTCATCGTTTAATGCACGAGCAAACATATCATTACGTTTAGGCTTAAGACGGCCAAAACATTTTGTATACACCTGCTGATACTTACCATCTTTAACACCTAGTAAACAACGTACTTTGTTGTCTTTAAGAGTTGCTACAAGCTGAGTAAGTTCTTCAACATCCCCTTTGAATATAGCATCTATAGTATCTAAACTACATTCGCCACCGTTAGGTATGTTAGCCCATGCTTTGATGAATTCAATAAGAGTATCCTCGCCCTGATAAGTGCGTCTTACTCCTTTGTCTTTAAACCACTCATAGGTATCAGCTGGGTTTTCTGCACCCCAAGCTGTTTGACCTACAGAGTTGGACCATTGATACTTCCCAGTCTTAGATAGTTGTCTAGGCCCAGGTGTAACTAGGATCTCCATACGACAAGTAAAGTTATGCTCTTCATTGCTTAGCCAGAAGGTTAACTTGTTGTACGTAGGACCGTCATCACTAAAACTTATGTCTTGGTAATTAGGTTCTGTTTTCATCTTTACTCCTATAGCGTTGAGTTCTCCCAATGTTGGGTTAACTGCTACTACACTCATCGCTCCTATACCTGTATAGAGCGGAATTCCTCCTGTAACTTCTACGTCGGAACTGTTACTTTGAATAGCCATTAGTCTTGAATTTCTGTGTTATATGAATTATTATCTCCTTTGTAATCTAACCCTTCTTCTACTCTTGTTTGGTTGTCCCATTCTCCTGAGCTTGGAAAGCTTTGAACATCTACAATTGCAGCAGTTTCAGTAGAAACTTGTTCGATAACATCTCCAATAGTTACTTGATTAGATTTTGTTACAGTATCGTCTACTAATGTAAATCTCATAACTTTAGATTTCTTAACTCGCATACCCTTTAATTTTGGGTGTTCGAATATCATTTTAATTTCGTCAGCTGTTAATCCGTATTTAGTTTTGATAGCTTTACGGTCTCTACCGTTATCTAAATCTTCTACAATTTGTGAAACTGTAATTTGTGTAGGAGGAGTCATTCTCTCTTCTGAGACAACATGGTTGTCTTCTTGGTTTACTCGTGTGTCTATTGACATGTTATTTTTAATTAATCTATAAATATTTTACCCCAATCTAAATCCATATCCTGCCCTCTTAGATGCGCACATCTAGAACCTGCAGTTATATCTCCCTCAGAGTTAAAAGAGATACGCGTAGTGTCCCCGTCTCTATATATGTAACCAATAGCGTCAGCATTAGCACATGTAATAGAACGAAGTTTACCAGTAAGATCTAAGTCCATACTTCTAACTTCCTTACCTTTCTTATCAATCATCTTGTCTTTAAGATGCCCGACTAGAATGACATGGTCAGCTAGTTTGTTTAACCGATCAAACCACTTTTTGTAAGCCAAACGAAGATATAAATAGCCGGCACCGTTCGGTAGAGAAAGAATAGATAAGCCTGTGTTCTTAGGGTCAAAGTTCTTGCCCATAGGTGTTTGTTTATACATTTCTTTGCCTTCTGCCTCACACCAGACTTCTAATTGAGTCACGGTGTCTACAGCTATATACTTGTAAGGTTTACCATCTGCGATTATTGCTTTCCCAATCTCAGCCAATTCCGCAAGTGAATTAGCTTTGACTTTAAGAGCGTCAATCATATCTGATCCATCTTCTAGATCTATGATTAGACAATTCTCAAGCTGTGAAAGAACAGTGGTCTTCCCAATTTTAGGAGGACCATATATTACTAAATTTTTAGGGCTCTTGCGAGCTGCTTTAATTTTCTTTTTAGGAAGTTCCATTATTATCTATTAGTTTTCATAATGTCAAAAGCATTATAGTTTATACGTAAATATTCAAACCAATCTTTATATTTAGGTTTTGCAACAGCCTTTGCTTTTTTTACAGGCTTTTTAGGACTTTTTTTTCCTTTCATTAATAGTAAATGTTGAGAGATCAGTTTCGAATGGTATCATCCCAAGTAAACCGTCTCGGTTTTTTTCTACATGTATTGCCATCAACCCTATTGGGTCTTCTCCGCAATACATATCTGTAATTCCGTATAAATCATACGGTCTTTGCAGCATCATCACAACGTGTGCGTCTTGACCTATACTGTCTCCCCCAAAGAGATCAGTTAGTAAAGGTTGATACTGTTGTTTAGCTCTGTACTCTTGCTCAATATTTCTATTAAGTTGAGATAAAAGTATAGTAATGCACGACATGCGTGCTTGCATCCACATACAGGATTTAGATAATACATTGAGTCTTTGTAACTCTGTATCAGCTTTCCCAAGAACAAGTCTAGAGTGGTCAATAAGATTAATTACTGTGTGACTAGGGTATTTAGTAAACACACTTTCGTTAATCTTTTTAACTTCTTCCATGTCTTGAGGTATAGAGCAGAAATAGATAGGATATTCTTTATACTTCTTTACACTTTCTACATAAGAATCAAACTTATCGTCAGATAATCTTTGTTCTACTGATAGAAGCTCGTGTGTTTGAAGCTTAGTATCCTTGCTACCTGCTCTTAGTATCTGTTGCTCTCCAGGCATCTCGAAGCTCCAATAAATAACTATAATAGCTTTATTTTTATTAGAGTCTAAGACGTCGAAGATTAACTGATTACTAAACGCTGATTTACCTACACCAGGACGACCTGCAATAACATACATTTTACCAGGTTGTAAACCCCCCATCAAATTTTTGTTGAGAGATTTCCAAGCTGTAGGATACACCTTACGTTTCCCATTCATACCTGCTTTTACATCAGATATACTTTGGTCTACAGATGTAGATATATGTCTTAGCAGTTTAATCTTTGAAATCTCAAAGTCTGCGTGTGATCCTCCTTGTAACTTCTCCGGTGGTTTCTGTTCCATCTATGTTTTCATAATTATCCCATTCATAACTGTTAACCCACGTTGGCAGCATTTTCATAAAGCCAAGAGAATCACCCTTCTTGCGAAAGGTTAACTCATTTTTAAGACATGTAACAATGCGATCATGCTTTGTTTTGTCTTTACCAATGATACTCTTATACTTTATTCTTGCTTTTTGATTAGCCTTAGCAGTAGAGTCTCTAGCCCTTAGAATCCTATCAGTTCCTTTACATGAAACTTTTATAGGGTAATAAGAGAGGAGCTCACTCCACATTTGATCGAAAGATGCTTGAAATAAATCCAAGAAATCTTGTCTAATAATGTGAAATTTGAGCCCCTCTCCTAACTTAACTAAGCCTTTGGTTTGCAAAGCTTTAGTATCTGGCTTTAACTTTAACTTTTCTAATACTGCATAATCACGGGAATACAATAAATACAAATATAAGAAATCATCCGCAGTTATCCCAATTTCTGTGAGAGTTTCTGTATTAATTTCTATTACCATATCAATTATTTAAACACTACGGTTATTTCTGTACCTTTTATTGTTATAGTCATGTTTTCTGATCTTCTCATAACATCAAACATAGAGTCCTTAAAACTTGTTTTTGGGGATTCTGGGGGCCAATCATATGAAGGAGTTTTAGCAAGAATAGGTTTATCTCTTCTAAGCTTTTGCATAGTTTGAAACTTACTCCTAATTCTAGCAGGAGTTATATTTTCTAGTGATTCATCAGAAAACATTTGCTTAAAATCTTTAAAGATATCTTTAGCGGTATCAATTTGTAATAAAGTACTACGTCGGTACCTTTTGAGGATTATATCCTCCATTTTTTGTGTGTATTTAGCATGCATTGTTAAAATGTGTTGTGAGATCTGTGTCTCGGTTTATATTATTTAATCCTTTAATAGCATTGTTAAGCCATTTTTCTTCTTGAGAGTCTTTTACATATAGGATATAGATCTTACCGATCTTATCCCCATCTTTTCTAATAAGTCTACCGATACGCTGTATCATAGATAAAGCCTTACTATCTAGCCCAGCTATAATCCCAACCTCTGCATTCTTTACATCAAATCCTTGGTTGAGAGCTTTAGTTGAACATAGTACATTGATATCCCCGTTTCTAAAAGCTTCTAACGTTTTTTCACGTTGTTTCTTAGTTTTTCTACTGTGATACACAGCCGAGTTATCAATACAATCACACATTAAGTCTGTAAAATCATTAGAGCCTGCAAAGGTTAGTATCTTGGAATTATGATAGTGATTAACTATTTCTACAGCTTTATCTATTTTATGCTCAGCATGTTGTACCACATGCTTTCTTTTACGAATAGCGTTATAAAACTGAGCAGCTGCACCTTTGTTTCCTGACATTTTACCTGATAGTATCATTTGAGCATTTTGAAATGCATTGAACCCACCAAGAATGTATTTCATTCTTACAAATAAAGTATTAGCAGCTTTATAATCTCCTTGTTCTTCTTCTGTAAGTGACACAGGTACACAGTATACTTCGTAAGGAGCTACTAATCCTTTATCTACACACACATCTAAGGATATAGTATATACAGGTTTAGCTAAGTTTACAAGTACAGCTTTGTACTCATCTTCTTCTGGGAGAGTAGCTGTTAAGCATAGTATCCTTTCAAAAGAATTCTGAGTAAAGAACTTCCTATATATAGGGCTAAGACCTAAGTGAACCTCATCACATACTACAATACAATACTCCTCATCAAATAGTTTGTGAGCTGATTGATAGCATATGATTTGAATTCTATCTAGATATTCTGCGTATCCCCATTTAATAAATTCTTCTTCAAACTGATCTTGCAATTGATTTGTAGGTACAAGTACAAGAGCATCCAAAGTAGTATCTTTCTTAAGAGAATTAACAGCAGCCATAACACCCACCCTAGACTTCCCAAAACCAGTACCAGCAATAACGCTACCTTTATATCCGGCACTAGCCCAAGAGTTGAGGGCTTTACGCTGTTCCTCATCTTTTACTTTAATTATATCCATTGTTTCTTAAATTATTATCTGTCATCATCAGGATTATACCTGCCACCTCCTTCTTTTTCATATCTTATTAAAAGATTTTCTAATCGATATTGATCTTCAAGACGTGGTACAGTGCATTTAATATTAATAATATTAATATTGTCAATTTCAGGAGGCTCATCGTGAGAACCTGAAAACCCAGGAGCATATTCATATTCTATTTCTAAAACAAAGCCTGCAAGGTTTTCTCCTTCTGTTTCTAATTCATACGTGTTTAAACTCATAGTTAATAGGTTTTAGGTAATAATGCTGCCTGTATTTTAATATCGTTTGCTAACTCAGACATTTTAGATTGCAAAACATTAAACTCCGCTTCTAATTTTTGAAGCTCAACACATTGAGTGTCTATGGAATCATGTACAGTTGCTGCAGTGCTGTTAGCATACATACCTGCTACAGCAGAATACATACGCCTATACTCTGCTTCATGCATATGAGTTGAATGTAATTTCTCGTAATGCATCATAGTCCCATGATCTTTGTTTAGTTCTTTTGCTACGGCATATAATGTAATTTTTGTGTGGTTTCGTAATAAATTGACAAGGATTTTCCTTGCATCTACTGTAGTTCGTCTACTACATTTCATTATTAATCTGGCTTTTGAGACACCAGTTATTTCCTCTATCATGCGATACACAGATTCTACTGTTTCTTGCATATGAGGATTTAAGTCTTCTGTTGCTCTTCCCATGGTGGTTAATTTTAAATTATATCTTTTAATTCTTCCTCAATAGTATCGTCTATGACTTGTATAACTTTGTTTACTAGTATACTTACGTCATTAGCTACCTCTACTGTTAATACTTTATCTAATTCCTTAGATATACCATTAATACTATGTCTCATTTTATGTTTAAACCGTGTTTCTCCTACGGTTTCATCTAATAATTCTTGTAGTAATAATGCTGCGGCAAATATTTTTAATTCTAGATTATCTTGCTTCATAACTGTCCCATTGAATTAGATCTAAAACTTGCACATCCTGTTTTAGGAGTTTTTAAATCCATATACTCACCACATTCACATTGAACGTCGTGCCTTACTTTGTCTTCAATTACTTTGATAGTTACACCATTTTGAGGTTTTTCTGCCTTACACTTAGGGCATATAAAATCAATCATCTTGTTCCCCAGTTATAAATTCACAGTGCTCCAGACAATCTGGGCATATACCCATTTCGGTATCGATGGTGGATGCTCCACAGCAGTCACTAAATATTTCTTCTTCCATGTTAGTATATAGTTGTTGGGAACCATTTCTCATCAATTTGAGTTGATAGCCCGGTGTGAAAAGATTCAACAATCCATAGACCACGGCCTACTTTTTCTATTAACTCAACTTGCTCTGCAGCAAGTTCATTTGGGACATCCATATCGTCTGTTAACTCGATGACATCACCTACTTCATATATTATCTTCATTTTTCCCAGGTTTTAGAAATGTTTGTGTCTGCTTTAAGCAAACCGTTAGGGATAACAACTTTAGCAGCTGTTTCCATTAATTCAGTCATTATTTTTTTCCATTTATCAGCGTATTCTTCCTCACAAATAGTATCTATCTGATCGTGTACAGTCATTATAATCTTAACAGGAAGATTATCTTTTTTAATCTTGTTATGAATATATATAAGTGCTAATTTTGTCATGTCAGCACTTGATCCTTGAATTGGGGTGTTTTTAGATGCTCTTTCAATTGACCCAAACTCTGCACCTTTATCAGAATACATTTTTGGATACCAATTGTCAAACCATCGTCGTCTTTTAAATGGTTTAAACGTACGTATATAACCGTTCTTAACCCCAAACTCCCCAAGTTTATCTAAAAATCCTTTGATAGATGGGAAAGCTTTAAAGTATTGTGTGATAAGAGCTTTAGCTTCTGTCATAGATACCCCAATAGTTTCAGACAATTTCTTAGGGCCCATACCATAAGCAAGGCCAAAGTTAACTGTCTTTACATTTGTTCGTAATAACTTATGCTTAGGGCAATTACATTTTTCTTTTGAAGACATGTATTTACAATCTTCTTCAGCAGAATTTGCCCATTTATCTCCATATACAAGGTCAGCACATACTGAATGAAGGTCTTGTCCTTGCTCTAATGCTTTTAACCACACTGGATCTTGACTACCGTAAGCAATAACATTAAGCTCTTGAGATGAATAATCTGATGATACAAATACCCATCCTTCAGGTGCTAAGAAACAGTTCCTGTATATATTATTCCCAGGTATCTGTTGCATATTAGGTTTACTAGAAGACACTCTCCCGGTGTCAAGTATTTGAGAGAAGTTAGTATGAATTTTATTGTCAGCCTTATTTAGATATTTAAAGAATTGTTCGCCATAAGCTGCTGATAATTTAGCTTGCTCTTTGTATTGAATATATCTTTTAATTATCTCATTCTTTTTGTGCTTAAGCAAGTTCTTACCGTTAACATCTTCAAGTTCTGGTATCATGTTCTGAAATAGTCGTAGTACTTGACTTGGGGAATTCCAGTTTATATATGTATTCTTAACATTGTTTGAAAACAAATCTCCTTGAATAGGGAGATTATATTTCTGCAATTGAGGGTGACTTACAACAGCATTATCTAATACCTGAATACTTTCAAAAGTTTTCTTAGTATTTATATCAGATAATCCTAACCATCTTTTTTGGTCTAACAGAATACCTTCGTATTCTATTTCAGAGAATACTATTACTGCTTTGTTTTCCAAATCTGTAACAGCTTCAAGATTTAAGTTTTTAATCTCAACTAATTGCTTTTCTCGTATGCTGATTAAATACAAGACATCCATTGCCCCGTATTCAATTTGCGAATAAGTAAAAGGTCTCCCTTGTAAATTAAGAAATGAGTTGCGTTCTTCCTTGCTAAGTGTTATATCAAGACGTCGAGATAATGTGTTAGCTAGAGATACACTCATTGATGCTTTCCCGCATGTAATTAGCTTTTCTTGTAGCATAGTATCACACACGTTAACTAAATCAGCCCCAACCCATCTCTTGATGAACTTGTAATCGAACTTAGCGTTATGCAATACCTTAACGATGTTAGGGTTCTCAATAACACCGCGTAGATCACTGATGCTAACCTCTCTTGTGTCAATAACAAACTGTGTGTCTTGATCCCCAATCTGGAACATAGTCATTCTATCGTTTAGGAAATCAAATCCCTCGGTCTCTGTATCAATAGCCAATACTGTCTTACTGTTGCAATAGTTTATGCAGGTCTGCAGCGAACAATTATGATAGTGATTAGACGTTTGAATAGATTTGTTACCGATGAATTTGATATTTGGTTTCATGTGCTTGAATTTAAATGTTTCATCATAATAATTAATGATGCCTCTGCTTGTTGCAGTGTTAAGGTTCTACCTCTAAAGTTTATTTCTGTTTCTCCTTTGTGCTTAGCCTTGTTAATTGCAGCCTTAAAGCTATAGTATTCTTGGTCTTCTATGAGACCAAATAAGTATTTCATTTTCCCCATTAGTTCTACGTTTGAATAAAGTGTGTTTGAATGTATGCCATAATAAAAAAGGGGGAACAGAAAGAGAGAATGCGTTACTCTCTGACTGTTCCTTTCCCTTCCTTATTTTGCATCGTTAACCAATTTTACGATGCAAGGCCTGTATTAGCTACGTTAACCTTTGGGTTAGCTGGCGATGATTGTGTCCCAACTGATTTGTTTGGGTCTACAAAGCTATGCTCAACTAAACCTGCCGATGTCAACTTAGTGTGACGATAGACAGGCATTAGTGCCCCATTGATTGGGTTAACAGCTGTTACGATTTCCCCTGTTTTAGGGTTAACCTTTGGAGTCTGACTTGTAGAATAAGGATTCTTTGTGAAGTTTTCTGTGACTTCGACTCCTGTGTCTACTATAGTTCCGTCTTCCATAGTATAGAGAATGTCAGCAAAATGCTGTGGAGCACCTGGTGCAGTGCAATCCCCTATTGTACTCCCAAGTAACTCTGCAATTCTGTCTGCATTGTAAGAGCGAATAGCCGTTACATTGGTTGTATTACCATAGCCTTGTGAGCCTTGCTCAATGCTAATGAGTACGTCTTCAACAGAATTGTTTGAAGTAGGTTTCTCTACTTGCTGCTGAAATTGTACGCTACACTGATTCTTATCGCTGTTTTGGTTGAACCACCACTTGCGAATAACTACTTTGCCTGTTTCGAGGCTTGTTTGATAGGAAGTATTTCCCATGATTGAAAATAAATTAAATGTTGGATATGTTGAAGAGGCCCATATCCTTAGCCTTGTATTGCGATTATGATAGTGATGACATCGGGAGAGAGATGCTCATCTTGCATCTTTTAAGATAACTCTCCGTTTGTCCATCACTATATAGATTTAGTGGTAAGCTGCACAATTAGCTGTGTCAGGGTTACCGTATACGTTAGTTGCCTTAGTTGATGAACAACCAAATAGACAAAATATTGCAAGGCTAATGCCTAATATAAACATCGTGATTGATGCAAACTTAAACCGAGGTGAGTCTGTATTTTGTATCACGATAGTTTAGATTGAGTGTCAAGTGTTTCTACAATTAGCTCAAGTTTAGATTCTTCTTGATGTAGCGCATTTACTTCTTTGCGTATTTGAGTAATTCTGTTTAGTGCAGCATCTCGTAAATCTTTTTGATTATCTATATGCTGCTTGTAATCCTGTTGGATTGCTGTTAATTGAATGTTTGCTTCTTGATACATTTTGTTTGGCTTTAAAGAATTAGTTATTGTAACAGCTAAGGATTCTATCCTTTTCTTCGCTGTAGTATAGTTCGTAAGTATAATCGTCAGTTTCGTCTTCCATAATGATTAGAATTGTCCGTAGTCCATATTGTCAAGAGCATTTGCTTGAAATGCTTTAGTGATATTGCAATTAGTTTTAGTTAGAATAGGGTCAGAGTGAATTGTTTCTTCAGCCTCTTCAAATCTTAGTCTCTTTTGTTCTTCCACTAAATCTTCGTGGTCTTGTTGTGACCAGCCTTTCTCAGGTTGTTTCTCGCTCATGCTTGTTAAGAATTGGTCTAACTCGTTAGCTATGTCAGATGCTGTAAGAGATTTTCTTGGGAATTCTTGTTTAATTGTTTCCTCGAGGTCAGCTATGTAAAGCCCTAGTCTTGCAACTGTTTCGGTTAGCTCTGCATTTTGTAGTTTTAGTTCTGTTATTAGAACGTTGTCGGATTTAGAATGGTCCATAATGTTATAGAGTTTAATATAGTGAGAATGCCATAGCCTGAATTAGGGAGGAATGTATGCTTGAATAGATTGGTACGCATGCATACACGTTTGCCTTATCCTAAGCCTATTGCCATGACGATGTATCGCTATGGTCTTTGATTGAGGCCTGAATAGATTGATTGATTGCCTGAATAGAATGCCTAACTGCCATTCGAATATGATAGTGATTAGCCTGAGTGTTTGTTTGCCTGTCTGTGATTGACTTGTTAACGATTGCAAAAAAGGGCCAGCGTAATGCTGACCCAGTTTCTTATTTCGGTCCGTGATAATATTCTTCATCACTCATCTGTCCCTCATCCCATTGACACCAACGATCATGCTCTTCAGCTTTTAGCTTAGCATAATAGTTGGCTTCTCCAAAATAAGCGTTGAACATTTCAACAACATCTGGAGACAGAAGACAACAGTTCTCGACATCAAAGTTATCATCGAGTCTATGCACTACCGATGCAAAGGTCTCGATAGTTGCCTCAAGGTCTGCCTTCACCTCTCCCTCGTACTCCTCACGTGCAGACTGCTCTTCATTGTAAGAGATTTTTTCTTTAAGAAGAGCGATATACTTATCACTAACCTCCTTAAGCATTGCCTTCACTTCCGAGAGTTCTTTCTCGAGTGAGTATGTGCGATAGCTCATAATGATAGTGAGTTAAACTCTCTAAGTAGTCTACCAGCACGAGTGTGTGACCCTCCTGTAGAGAACTTATGATTAGGAGCAAGCTTAGTGAGAAAGTCAAGAAACTTACCTATCGTAATGAACCTGTAGTTACGAGCGACAGTTAAGAAGTCGTCACTAAACAGTTCAGCGTGTGTGAGGATGTGCTTGCGTCTCATACGTCGTGCTTTAGCATATGTTCCTCAGCCCCTTGCTCTAAATCTTCCCAGATTCGACGTTCAAGCTGATGCACTTTATCACGAAGCATATCGTTCTCAGTTCTAAGCTGTATGTATCCCTTGATGTAATCAACAAGGAAGATAGACATCACAAGCAGACCCACAACAACCGAAGTTGCTATGAGTACTGCGAGAGATGTGTGCAGTAAAGCACTCATTAGAACGTCTGATTTACAGCGATACCTACACGCTGTCTACACGCTATAAGCGAGAAGTCAGGGTACTCAGCTGTTACACGACCTACGATGAGGTCATACGGAGGCATCACAGCGTCAGCTTGACCTGCCTCGACCCACTTATGTGCGAGAGGCACAGAGATGGTGAGCTCCTTGCCGTTGTGTATCACAGCCTGATTAGTCTGAGCCCACAAGACACGGATGTAGTCACCCTTGCCTACTGACCTAGTAGGTACATACTGAATAGTCCAAGCATTAGGACACACTCCAGAATTAGGCTCGAAGGGTAAGCCTTGAGATAAACACGCTTGCTTTCGCATCTCAGCGAGTTTGACGGCCATAGGCTGACCGATGCCATTAGAAGAATTTTCCATAGTGATGGGAAATTTTGCTGTACGTACTAGATTAGCTTCAGTACAGCTGGTTTTTGGCCGTGGGGGTATCCCAAAGCTCGAGTGCTCGGTGGGGTCATTGATTGAATTGGGTAACACTCTCACAAACCAAGAAAATTTTTCTAATTTTTTTTATGACGGCTTAATAGACATTACCGTCTGCCCTTTAGGAATTTTATTTTTTTCCTTTTCTAAAGCTTTTTCCTCTGATAATTTTTTATTGTGTGCTATTATATCATTACGATTATCCTTATATCTTTGTATTTGCTTTTTAGTCATCCCCTTTAAACCTAAAGACGATCTTAACTTTCTTACTGCAGGTCTCCCATACGGAAATTTCTTGACACCTTTCTGAGCTTTACGCCTAACACCTCCTCTTCGTAAATTATACTTACTAGAATTTTTTCTCCCCCCTAGTTTAAATTCTGGACCCCCAGAAGTAGGATCATTGTTTTCTTCACCTAAAACTGTGATTGCTGTTCCTGCAGCAGCACCTGTTATAACAGGAGAATACTTTAGAAGATTCATAAGAGAAATAGCTTTTTCTGTTTCTGAGCCCCCTTTAAGAATTTTAAATAAGTCTTCCCCTCCTTTAGCTTTCATAGCTTCTTTTAAAACTTCAATTCCATCGACTCCAGCTTCTGAGAGTTCTGAAAAATCCCCAATAGCAATTTTTGATTCATCCAAATGCGACATCCCTGAAAATCGTTTATATCCATTTATCTCGGTTGAAAGAAACTTTCTTACTTCTTGAGTTCGTGCTGTAATTTCTTCTGCAGTAGCATAATATTTATTCAGACTCTCATCAGGTTGATAATATCTATTACCTTTAGTAACAGGAGAATATGCATCATCTACAAAAAGAGAGAGTTTATCTTTAACAACTTTACCTGCATCAGTCTTTAAAAAGTGAAAAGTATTTTTATGATTTAATTCATGAATTCCTGTTGATGTAATACCCTCTTTGTTATACGTTTCCAACCAATGAGTCTTGTCTCCTTTATTTTTTCCCCAAAGATTTTGCACAAAGGTTTTAGTTTTACCTTTAGACAAAGGATAAGCAAGTTCATTTACAAAAGCTTTATCTTTAATAGCTCCCCAAGATGAATGATCTGGCAGATATACTCCCCCAGACTCTGATATATGTGAAGATTTGTGTGCATTATGCCCTTTCTCAAGCGTACTTTTAGCTCCTTTATCAAAAACTTTACCTATATCATTTCCTTCTGCCATTGATTTTTCTGCAGCAAAGGCATCTCTTACAGCATCATCCCCATACTTTGCTATTAAATCTTTCATAGGATCCATACTGTTTTTAGGATTCCATAAAGGATCACTCATTATTTCAATTTGCTTCTTATTTATTGTAGGATATAACTCCTCAAAATGTTTTCGTATTTTAGGATCTTTATAAAATCCTTGACTAAATTCATCTGCTTCTTTTAGTGCAGAATTAAATTCTTTTTTAAACGGTGATTCTAAAATCTGTCTGCCCTTTATTCTTGCTGAAGACATATTCTTTAAATGATTTTTAACTGGGGCAGATACACTTTTAAGTCCTCCTTTAATTGTTTCTTTAACTGCTGATTGTCCTGGAATTACTATTCCTGGTAGTGCTCCTAGAGTATTAAATCCAGCTTCTAAATATTCTCCTCTACCTAAATTTCCTGCAACCCTACTCCCATAATCTACCCATGCAGCTGGGTTAACAACATCAAGAGCCATATCTTGAGGAGTTTTCCCAATACCTCCCCTTGCGTCATACTCCGCTGGAGTTAAACTTAATCCTTCTGTTGCAGGATGACTAAGTGCTTTCCAAGATTTAATTGGGGAACCAGCCATTTCTAAAAATCCTACTTCTTTTGTTTCATCTTTATCCGGGGCTTGAGAAATTGTACCTTGATCATGAATTTTATCGTACAATTCTGTTTTTTTATCAATTTCTTTTTTAGTTTTTACAACTTGTGCAAAATTCGCTCCTCCATCCGTTGCATCTAATAAACTAGAAACACTAGGAACATTTACTTTAGTATTGTCTGATTTAGTAGTAGTGCCTGTTACTAAATTTTGACCTATTGGGGAACCATATTTGTCTAACCCATTCTGAGCTCTTATTCTAGAGTTCTTTTTCTTTGCGTATTCAGGACTTAACAGTATCCCTTGCTCAGCTTTCTTTCTACTCCAAAACCTAAATGGTTTTCTCTTGCTCCCTTTTTTACGACTTTTTTCTTTTCTACTTTTATTAGTACTAGAGTTCTCACTTGTTGTACTCCCATCTGGTTGATGACTTACATCTTTATTGTCATTATTACCATACGTTCCGTTTGTATGATTAATCTTATTTAACTCCGTACGGTTACTTATTGCCTTTTTAGAAGATTGAAAATCTAAATATTCTTGTCTGTAGTCTCTCCCCATATTAATATAGTACAGTTATTGTTCCGTTAAATTGAAACACACTTGCGTTCATAGAACTGTGTGCTGTTATAGTATAGACGTAAGTTCCTGTAGCAACGTCAGCATCCCACTCATCTATTGACGATGTACTTATCCATACAAGCCCACCCCATCTATTGTAGATGCGAGTCTCCCATTGATCCCAACAAGCTCCGTCTGAAACAACCATCCAAGTATCATTCCATCCATCCCCATTAGGGGTTACAACATTTGGGGCAAAGATTGAAGTCTCGTCACAAGGAAATGCTTCTGCACATTGTTCCCCCGTTTCACAATCTATATAAATAGATTCATATACAAACTCAGTTATAGTGTCTGTATTATAAACGTAGAGATACTCATATACAACCGTCTCTACATACATCGTGTCAGTTAAATAAATATATTCAAGCTCAACAAGAGTGTCTGTTTCTATCAACACAATAGTATCGTATAGATACTCAATTATGTCTACATACTCAATTACTTGTACAGTGTCTGGGGGTAATTGAACATACTCTATCAATGTGTCCACTTCTGTAATGTATAGAGTGTCTGTTGTTATCCACTCAACATCTATATAAATCGTATCAATAACATCTACATACACAGTATCACACGAAGGTGAGGCACAATATATAGCAGTGTTATTAGACAGGTCTACGTCAGGATAGTTCTGAGTTTGGTTAAACCCTGGATTCAACGCCCAACCTCCTTCAGCTATAAAAGCTGTGCGAGATAAATTAATTTGCCACACAACTAACTCAGTACATAAAGTATCATTAGCTAATAGTTCTGCCCAACAATCGTTTGTACTTGCCCCTGTATCATAAACATTAGCACCCCAAGTATCACCATCGCTAAGAATCTGATTACCGTAAAGAGTAAAAACTTTAAACGTCCAACCTGGATGATTAACACCTGTTAGACAATCCATCCAATTATAATCTAACCCTTCTACATGCAGCCCTAAAACAATATGAGATACTGTTGTGTTGTTAGTTACGTGTGGGCTAGAACTATTATCGCAAGTAGTTCCTACACTAGTAAACTCGTTGCACCCACAGTTCTCACTGTTGATAGCCTCAACCACAATGTCACCCGTGGTAGCATCCCAACTATTAATAGCTACATCACATTGTGCGTTTACAGTTGTAGTAATAAAAATACTACATAAAATAAACAATACAAATTTTAATTGTTTCATGATTCTATAGTTGAAAAATCAATATATTTAATAGTAACATCTTGCCCTTTTTCTAAAACAGCAGCAATTCGTGGGTATACATTAAAGTAAGCTTCAGTGCTGTTACCTATAAACCCATTAGTTTTAATACTGTTATTTACTTGCGAGTTGCCCAATAATAAACATCCCGCAGTGTCTTCATCAGTATTGCCACAATGTATAAGGATATACTTAAAATTAGGGACATCAAGTACATGAAGCATACCAAGATGTATATCAGCAAACCTCTTGGAATACTTAGTATGATGTCCTCCAACAATCCTAAGACCAAGACAGTACTCTCCTTCAGGTATACAAGTTTCTCCCCACACTTTTTCAGTGCGGCTTTCATCTTCGAGAGTATAGCATAAAAATTCACGTTTTCCATTGTTTATTTCAAATAACATTCCGTTAGTTGAGTCCGTTCCGTAGTTAAATCTTAATACTTCTAATTGCATGATCCGTAATTTGATAAAAAAGTTAATAAGTCGTTTACATCTACATCCCCATCTTCATTAAAGTCTCCAGCGCAAACTGGTTGAACACAGGAAGGATAGTTAGGGTGCTCTGTAAGCAAAGGATATACAAACCCATCCCCGTTTAAAACAAAAGCAGTTCCTATGTCTGCACAGTAAATTATAGTATATCCTCCCGCAGGTAATCCAAAGTAATGAGCTTCCCCATCGCAGTCTTGATACTGGAAATTTGTCCATTTTTCTGCCCCTACAGAAGTAAAGACATGCTGATTGCATTGGGCAATAGCAGTTAAGCTAAATATTAAAAATATTAAAGTAATTATATATTTCATTGTTTTTTGTTAAGTCTATGCAGTAAATATACAACTTTTTAAGTTATCTTTGCGCCGAAACCGCTTCCTAGTGACCGGCCTCAGGTAATCAAAAAGAGGCCTAGACATCGGGTTACAGTAACTGTCAACATAGTCAGCGAACGTCGTCCCCGGTAGTTTCAAAATAAATGTTAATATAAAACTCAGGTGGGAACCAGGCTATAAGGTGTCGCCCCCACACAGGCTAAAAACGGTGAGTGGAAATTTAACACTAGACAAAAAAATTCGAAAAATCGAAGGGGCCTAATTGTATTTGGGCGACAAATTTAAAAATATTTTGTAACATAGCTTGTTACATAAGAGAAAGTTTTATATATTTGTTGCAAACCAAACATTATGCCAACAACAATAAACTTTCAGCCCACTAGAGATTGGGTTGTGCTCCCAGTAAAGAATACTGAAAAAACAGAATCTGGAATTATTCTCCCAGAAAGTGTTCAAAAAACAATTAAAACTAACATTCTAACTGTAGTTGCTACAGGCCCTACTTGCGTAGACATCAAAGTTGGTCAAACAGTTATGGTCCATCCTACAACAGAAGGATTGATTATTGAGGTTGATGGAACCAGCTATGTTATGGTCAATGAATTCATGATTTGTGGTATAATGCCAGAAAAAAAGTGAAAGGAACTGTAACTATATCAATAAAAGATTACGACTCCCTTAGAGGGGCAGAAAGCTCTTCACTAAAAAAAGATGAGAGACTGATTAGAGCTGCAAAAGAGCTCGAAGTCTTTCTCTCATTTCTTGTTACAAGAGAAAATATTGCTGAATATCTAGATGAATTTAACAGGCAATCTAAAGGAACAAAAATTAATCTTATTGAAGGCAGAGCTAAAATAATATTCGAAAATGAGGAAAATTAATATTAAAACAGACAGTACTCTTAAATACTTTCAAGTGTTTAATGGGATTTTAGAACTTACAGATAAAGAACTTAAAATTCTTTCTGAATTTGTAGATTTAAGCATTACAATTAACTTATGTTCTGCTGAAAACAAAAAATTAGTGTCTAAAAAGTTAAATATAAAAGATCCTAATACTCTTAACAATTACGTTAAAAGACTTAAAGATAAAGGCGCAATTAAAAAAACTAAAGATGGGTATGCTTTAGCTGGACTGTTAAAAAAAGAAGAATATGTTGTATTAGCAATACACAATGTCTAAAATTACATTAATAGAGGACCATTTTATAATGGATCCCTGGTCTTTGTTAGTATTATACTCACATAAAGGAGAAGCAATACAAATAGTAATTTATCATACAAAAACTGAAGATGGAGAAGTTATCAATTTATAAAATGGTTAAATCTTTTGCAAAAGAGGTAAAAGAATTTGCTAAAGAAGGAGCCCCGCATGTAAGTGCAACAGAATATAAAGAACGTTTAGATGCTTGCAAAGGATGTCCTAATTTTAAAATAGATATTGAACGATGCGGGCTGTGCGGTTGTTTAGTAGAACACAAAGCTAAATGGGGCACTACTGATTGCCCAGATGATCCATCAAGATGGAAACCAATTATTAAAAAAGAGATTTAAGATGGATAAACGAATAATTATTCAAAAATTAGCAACTAAATACTCTTTATCGTTTAAAAAAGTAGAAGATATTGTGTATTACCAGTTTAAATACGTTTCTAAAGTATTTAAAGACAAAAAATTTGAATCTGTTAGACTGCCTTACTTAGGTAAATTTCATGTTGTACCTGGTAGATTAGAATATTTACAAAAAAATGAAAGATCTAATAACAGTAAGTAAAAACGTAGTTATACCTTCTGCGTATGCTTTAGCTATTCCAGAGTTTGAGTCTCTCTCTACCCCAGAGTTAGGAGCCGTATATTTTTATGCAGATCATGACTCTCCTTATGCAGTATATGACAAAGGAGAAAGATTAAAAAAAATAGAAAAAGACTTAAAAATTAAATACACCCCAAAATTACGTAAAGCAATAGATAAATACAATAATTTGTGTGAAACGTCTGCTATTAAGCTGTTAAAAGCTGCAAGAACGTCTATTCAGAAATTAGAAAAATATTTTGAAACTATTAATTTAGATATATTAGATGATAACGGTAAACCTATCTATTCCGCAAAAGATCTTATTGCTAATCTATCTAATATGGGTAAAGTTGTTAATGGGCTAGAAGAACTAGAAGAATTAGTAAAAAGACAACAACAAAAACAAACAAATAGGGGAGGAGTAGTAACTAATAAGTACTCTCAATGAAATTTGTTGATTCTACACAGTACTCTCCGGCTGCAAACCATTACATAAAGACAGGGTATTACACAGATATACATCCAGGCACTAAAGAATACTTTGATCATTGGGATCAGGAAGCTAACAGATGTTTATATGGCTATTTAGGAATGTCTGGCTATCATTATTTTTATTTAAACTATTGCCCTATTGACAGGGCTGTAGACGAGATACTACCAGACGGAACAGTGCAGGCTAGAAGAGATAGAACATTTCCTGCATTTTATGACGGAGATTTTAAATATTACAACTGTATAGATCGAGCGCGTAAGGAAAACAAACACATGGTTGTATTAAAAGCTCGTAGAAAAGGTTTTTCGTACAAAGCAGCAGCAATGTTAGCACGAAATTACTTCCATGTTAGGAATAGTAAGAACTATGTTTTTGCCGCAAGTAAAGAGTATTTGATTGGGGACGGGTTATTATCGAAAGCTTGGGAGTTCTTAAGCTTTATTGATGACAATACTGCGTGGACACAGCCCAGGCTACGAGATAGAGAGATGTCTAAGATGTCTGGATATAAGAAAAATGTTAACGGGGCAGACGTTGAACTTGGTATGAAGTCCCAAATAATGGGTGTATCTCTTAAAGATAGTCCAGATAAAGTTCGTGGTAAAGCTGGAGAGCTTATATTCTTTGAGGAAGCAGGATCTTTTGGGGGACTTTTAAAAGCGTGGGAAGTAGCTATGCCTACCATGAGGCAAGGTAGCAAAACTCTTGGGACTATGGTTGCTTTTGGGACAGGGGGTACTGAGGGATCAGACTTTGATGGAATGGAAGAACTTTTTTATCACCCAGACTCATATGATTGTTTGTCTTTTGAAAACGTATGGGATTCAGGGTCAATGGGAACAACCTGTGGGTACTTTGTCCCTATTCAAGAAAACTTAGATGGGTTTATAGATGATAATGGTAACTCTATTGAAGGAGAAGCTAAGATATTTATAGATAAACAACGAGAGAAGAAAAAAGGAGCTAACGATCCAAAAGCTTTAGATCAATATGTAGCAGAGCATCCGTTTTCTCCGCAAGAAGCAACACTTCAGGTTACAGCTAATCTATTTGACATTAACTCCCTTAAAGAACAATACAATAAGATTCGAGCGCATGGCTTAGAGTCTGAAGGAACTTCTGGGGAAGTGTACTATGACAAAGATAGCAAGATTGTATTTCGTCCGGGCGGAAAATCTGTGCCAGTATATAAATTCCCTCACAGAAAAGGAGACAAAACAGAAGGTGCTATAGTTGTATACGAGCATCCTTATAAAACTGAAGGAGGAGAAGTGCCGCATAATTTGTATATTGTCTGCCATGATCCGTATGCTCAGGAAAAGTCTACAACAAATGAATCTCTTGGAGCGGCTTATGTGATTAAACGAGTAAATAATCTTTCTAAACCTGATGACATAATTGTAGCTAGTTATGTAGGAAGACCAAATACACAAGATGAGTACAACAAAAATTTATTTATGCTGGCTGAACTCTACAATGCCAAAATTGGATTCGAGAACGACCGTGGAGAGCTTATTGCTTACGCAAAAAGATTTAGGAAGTTATATAAGTTACAAGAAGAGTTTGAAATGTTGGATAAGAGAGAACTCAGATCCAAAAATGTAAGACGTCAATATGGTATGCATATGACTGAGCAAAGAAAACGACAAGGAGAGCTTTATATTAGAGATTGGTTGCTTACCCCAAGAAGTGCATCAGAAGATGGAACCGTTAAATTAAATTTGCATACAATTTATGACCCAGCATTGTTATTAGAGTTAATTAAATTTAATCAAAAGGGTAACTTTGACCGAGTTATGGCGTTTATGGTAGGTATGTATCATACGCGAGAGTTATATAATAGAGAAGTAGTTGAAATTTTAGATGATCGCTCTGGGGATACCTGGTTCGACAGTATTTATAAGTAATTTTACAAAAATGTATGGACAGGCGAATATTCCAAGACAACGGTTACCGAAGTCAAAGAAAACTAAAAAGTGGCAGGAAGAGTGTGTAGAAGCATTTATAGACTTATCTAAGTTTGGGATATCTGATCGCAGATCTTATCTTAAGTCTTTATATGATTATTATAACGGTGTAATTGATGAGCAGGACTATAAATATGTGCTTAAACCTTATGGTAAAACAAGACAAAACTTTCCTTCTAAATTACGCAACTACCCAATTATTAAACCTGTTATAGATTTATTACTTGGGGAAAAATCTAAACGTCCTCTTAACTATACTGTCACAGTTAAAAATGCTGATTCTGTATCTATTAAAGAGGAGGAAAAAAACAAAAAACTAGTAGAAATGGCTAGTAGAATGTTTATGGAGCAGCAACAACAACAACAAGCTCCTCAACAGCCTGGAGCGGCTCCGCCTCCACAAGAGAATCCAATTCCTGCTCAAATTATGTCTCAATTTGAGGCTTCATATGTAGATCGAAGAGCTACAAGTGGGCAAGCTGCTTTAAACTACATGTTGCAGAATGAAGAAATTTATGATAAATTCCAAAAAGGATTTTTTCATTATTTAGTTTCTGGTGAAGTGTACTCACACAAAGGAGTTAGACGCAATGAAGTTTTTTACAGCATAGTTAATCCTCTAGATGTAGACTACGATAAAGATCCAGATTTAGAATTTGTAGAAGATGGCGACTGGGCAATGGTAAGAAGATATGCGCATGCTTCTACTCTTATTGATACGTTTGGGAATGTTTTAACTGATGAGCAAGTTTTAGAGTTAGAAAACCCTAGGCATTTATCTGCAGACTCATATTTATTATACAGATCTGAAGCAACTGGGACAGACCCTAACATGTTTAGAAATAGACTTATAGAATCTGTAACTGTCTATTGGAAAAGCAGAAAAAGAATTGGATTCCTATCTTATCCTGATCCCGCTACTGGAATGATGGAGGAAATGGAAGTTGACGAAACATATAAACTTCCAGGAGAATTAAAAGCTGCGGGAGCAAAAATAAAATATGAATGGGTAAATGAAGTATGGGAAGGAACAAGATTAGATGGGAGGTTTTATGTAAATATGAACCCTATATTAAATCAAAGATCTTCTTTAGATAATCCATCTTTATGCAAGCTCCCAATAAACGGAAGAAAGTATTCTGATATTAATGCTGAAAACATTTCACTAGTATCTTTAGGTATTCCTCTTCAACTTAATTACAACATTTTTAAGTACCGCATGGAGTTAGCTATTGCTAGATCTAAAGATATTATTGCACAGTTTGATATTAACATGATTCCTAAAAAGTGGGACATGGATAAGTTCATGTATTTTGTAGAAGGAACTGGAATTGCTTGGGTAGATTACAACAAAGAAGGTATACAACTTTCGCCTCAACATCAATCAGTTCTTGATATGTCTATTAAAACTATAGACCAATACTTAGGGTTACTAGAATCTATTGTACAAGAGTGGGAAAAAATCTCAGGGGTCAACAGACAACGTCAAGGAGGTATAGGCCCATATGAAGGTAAAGCGTCTTCTCAACAAGCTATTGTGCAGTCTTCTCACATTACTGAAGACATGTTTAGAAAATTTGCTAGATTTGAGCAAAGAGAGCTGCAAGGTCTTTTGGATTACTCTAAAGAAGCATGGGTAGATGGTAAAAAAGGCATGTATGTTATGCCAGATAATACTATGGCTATGCTAGATTTAGAATCACTTACTCATATGGAAAGTGAGTATGGTATTTTTGTTTCAGACTCTGGAAGAGACCAAGATAAACTTGAACAAGCTAAAGCACTAGCTCAATCTATGGTTCAAAACGGAGTACCTGCTTCTGCGGTACTTGATTTGTTTGATACTGAAAACTTTGCAGGAATTAAAAAGAAGATTGAGGCAGCAGAAAAAACACAAAAAGAACTTGAGGCTAAGCAGGCAGAAGCGCAACAACAGGCTCAACAAGCAGAATTACAGCAAAAACAAATGGCTGCACAACAGGAGGGTCTAGAAAAAGATAAAGATCGTCAAGTTATAATAGAAAAAGCTCTTATTGAGGCTGAGTCTAGAGACCAAACTAATAAGTTAAATCTAGACATGGAAAAAATGATGAAAGATTTTGAGCTTAAAGAACAAGAATTAAGATTAAAAGAAGAAGCATTATATAGAGAAGGAGATATGGAACCTAACGGAAAATGACAAATAAAGAACGCAGAGATATAGTTAATAAAGCTCAAGAAGAAGGGTACCAAGGAAGTTATGTTGACTTATTTAAAAATCCTCCTATGGGAAGTATTAATCCAGAACTTTCTCAAGACATTAAAATAGCTAGAACTCCAGGAGAACAGGAACAAGGATTACGTCCTGCACATGCTCAAGGAAGAACTGAGACATCTATGGCTTTTCCAAATGTTGCTCCTGGCTCTAATTTTAACACTGTTGGCATGAAAAGCAACATAGATTTTAAAGAATTTGACAAATCTGGCGATTTAATTAAATCTTACGAAAATGTTCCTCCAGGCCTTTCAACTAGTTTTACTACTGGTACTGAGCCTTCTACAGTTCTTGAAACTCCTTCAAAATTACGATATGGCGGGCTTAAATATGGATCCGTAAAACGTAAGTGATATATAGTAATGAAAACTATAGAAAAAAATTTTACATTTAAACAAACCTAAACACTAAATATTTTTGTACATGGCAAACCCAGACGATAAGTTAGATTTAGACTCAATTACTTTTGACGATGTCATTGGTGAAGGAGTAAGTCTACAAGAAGAACCAAATCCTCAAGATGCGCTTCCTGAAGAAAATGAACTAGATGATGACTCTCTTTTACAAGAAGAAGAAAATAATCATCAAGAGCAAGAACAAGAAGAAGAAGAGTATGATGATGAAGAAGAAGCTTCTTTAGAAAACATAGCTTCAGAAATTTCTAATAATTTAGGAATAGATAGAGAGCATGAATATGACGACACTGTTGATGGATTAACAGAGTATGTTAAAGATGTTTCGCAAGAGATTGCAGAATCTCAAGTTGAAGGACTTTTTGAACAATACCCAGAAGTTCAAAAACATCTTGATTTTTTATTAGCAGGGG